ATGCTGGAACAAATGGGCATTGCCGCGAAGCAAGCCTCGTATAAATTAGCGCAACTCTCCAGCCGCGAAAAAAATCGCGTGCTGGAAAAAATCGCCGATGAACTGGAAGCACAAAGCGAAATCATCCTCAACGCTAACGCCCAGGATGTTGCTGACGCGCGTGCCAATGGCCTTGGCGAAGCGATGCTTGACCGTCTGGCACTGACGCCCGCACGGCTGAAAGGCATTGCCGATGATGTGCGCCAGGTGTGTAACCTCGCCGATCCGGTGGGGCAGGTAATCGATGGCAGCGTACTGGACAGCGGCCTGCGTCTTGAGCGTCGTCGCGTACCGCTGGGGGTTATTGGCGTGATTTATGAAGCGCGCCCGAACGTGACGGTTGATGTCGCTTCGCTGTGCCTGAAAACCGGTAATGCGGTGATCCTGCGCGGTGGCAAAGAAACGTGTCGCACTAACGCTGCAACGGTGGCGGTGATTCAGGACGCCCTGAAATCCTGCGGCTTACCGGCGGGTGCCGTGCAGGCGATTGATAATCCTGACCGTGCGCTGGTCAGTGAAATGCTGCGTATGGATAAATACATCGACATGCTGATCCCGCGTGGTGGCGCTGGTTTGCATAAACTGTGCCGTGAACAGTCGACAATCCCGGTGATCACAGGTGGTATAGGCGTATGCCATATTTACGTTGATGAAAGTGTAGAGATCGCTGAAGCATTAAAAGTGATCGTCAACGCGAAAACTCAGCGTCCGAGCACATGTAATACGGTTGAAACGTTGCTGGTGAATAAAAACATCGCCGATAGCTTCCTGCCCGCATTAAGCAAACAAATGGCGGAAAGCGGCGTGACATTACACGCAGATGCAGCTGCACTGGCGCAGTTGCAGGCAGGCCCTGCGAAGGTGGTTGCTGTTAAAGCCGAAGAGTATGACGATGAGTTTCTGTCATTAGATTTGAACGTCAAAATCGTCAGCGATCTTGACGATGCCATCGCCCATATTCGTGAACACGGCACACAACACTCCGATGCGATCCTGACCCGCGATATGCGCAACGCCCAGCGTTTTGTTAACGAAGTGGATTCGTCCGCTGTTTACGTTAACGCCTCTACGCGTTTTACCGACGGCGGCCAGTTTGGTCTGGGTGCGGAAGTGGCGGTAAGCACACAAAAACTCCACGCGCGTGGCCCAATGGGGCTGGAAGCACTGACCACTTACAAGTGGATCGGCATTGGTGATTACACCATTCGTGCGTAAATAAAACCGGGTGATGCAAAAGTAGCCATTTGATTCACAAGGCCATTGACGCATCGCCCGGTTAGTTTTAACCTTGTCCACCGTGATTCACGTTCGTGAACATGTCCTTTCAGGGCCGATATAGCTCAGTTGGTAGAGCAGCGCATTCGTAATGCGAAGGTCGTAGGTTCGACTCCTATTATCGGCACCATTTAAATCAATAAGTTACCTCGCATTTAAGTAAACCACGTTCTCCTCTTGTGCCGTATTTGTGCCATTGCGACTTATAATCGCATCGATTTTGCTCGCGTGCTCGGTGAGATGCCCGGCTGAAAGGTGGGCGTATCTTTGAACCATTTCTAGAGTTTCCCATCCTCCCATCTCTTTAAGTGCAAGAAGAGAGACACCGGACTGAACCAGCCAGCTTGCCCAAGTATGCCTCAGGTCATGGAAGCGGAAGTTGCTAATGCCTGCCCGCTTTAACGCTCCCTTCCATGCCTTGTTGCTGTCGGTTCTCATCTTCCTTACCGCTGCTGTTTTTGTTCCGTCGCTTCGGTAGGCAGGTTTGGTGTGGACAAACACCCATCTCTTATGGAGACCCTGCTGTTTTCTTAATATCTGGCATGCGGTTTCGTTAAGAGGAACTCCGATCGCATTGCCAGCTTTTGTTTCATCAGGGTGCATCCATGCCATTTTCTTATCCAGATCGACCTGTGACCACTCAAGGTCTGTAACGTTGGAACGGCGAAGGCCTGTCGTGATTGCAAACATGACCACAGGGAAGAAATGAGGAGCAATTTCTGCAAACAGGCGCTTCGATTCCTCCTCTGTAAGCCATCTGATTCGTCCATTCTTAACGCGTGGTGTTGATATTTTGGGCGCCCTGTCAAGCCATCCCCATTCAACAGCCATATTGAGAATAGCGCGAAGTATTGCCAGATGCCGCGTCTTCGTTCCTTTGCTTGCCAGCTTTGGTTTATACTCCGGCACTGGCTTGCCAAGCCGCAAACACCTGTCCCGGCTCATTTCCCAGTTCAGGCGATGGCGGCGGTTTTCCATCCCGTCTACCGCCTCCATTATTTTTTCTGTTGTTATGTCTGAGAGAATGGTTTCTCTGAAGTGCAACATCCAGAACGATATAATGCTCTTGTCATCATCAATGGACTTCTTATCCGATTTCTCACGAAGCCACCGTATGCAGGCTTCCTTGAATAGCTTTTTCGGTGATTCCCCGAGATTTTTTACTCTCCACGCTTCTGCTTTCAGACGATCGTGAAGTTCTTGCGCTTGCCTTTTGTCCGATGTTTCAAGAGAGCGTCTAACTCTTGATCCATCTGGCGCGACGAAATCACAGTGCCACGTGCCACCGCGTAGTTTGATTGACATGCTTTAACCTCCTGCACATCAACCGCATTCACCGCGCTATTGTGTCTTACAGACTTAAGCGCCGCAATGCAGTCTGACTTGCAAATGCGATATGGGCTTTTAGGTTTATCTGGATTTATCTTTGCGGCCTGAAGTCGTCCACTTCGTATCCACTGCGTGATAGTGCCTTTGTCTACCTTCAGATACGATGCTGCCTCTTCACGAGTGAAGATTTCTTCTTCCACTTGGAATCTCCATTTATTGAGTTGGTATTATTGCGGTAGGTCTGGATATCTTGAGAAATGAACAGGCCTCATCGAGTGTGAGGCTGTGGTTAGTCCTTGCGTAGCTCGCTGATTCTTCTGTAAGTCTCTGGTGCTTTGTTTCCGTGTATCTTCATTTCAGACTTCAACAGAGCAACGAGTGAATCCCATTCGTTGAGGATTCCTTTGAATGCCGGAACGCGCTTTGCAACCTTGTCGAATGAATCTCTGATTTCTGGAATCTGCTCAACAAGTGCAACGCATCGCCGAAAGTCTGCTACGTCATGGGGAGCGCCGAAGTGATGACCATAGATATTCTTTTTCAGTCCACATGCGATTGAGGCAAGAGTTGCGCTACTGATGCCGACATCGCCAGTTGATTGCCATTTCAAAACCTTCATAGCCAAATCTGACATTTCTTGTCTCCAATAAAAAAACCGCCATCAGGCGGCTTGGTGTTCTTTCAGTTCTTCAATTCGAATATTGGTTACATTGTTTTCATATATGAATAAATAAATTAGCTTTTTTCGTTGCCTTCGCGTTCTTTATTAATTTTGACAAACTCGTTTTTACCACGCTCTCCAAATGCGTCTTTAGAGTCGTTGTATCCGCAATCGCAGCACACATAATCATCAGACCATCCACGCATTGTTTTTTCTTTTGCAATATTTCCAGAACCGCATTTTGGACAAGACATATCACTACCTCCAAAGCATGAGAGAGATGACAACGTAACATTGATTGGAGATTAACAATAGATTGCTGATGTAAAAGATATGTATAAGCTTCGCTTTCAAAGTGGAGGCTCTGGTAGCGGCATCCAGTGTGACGGTTTCCACGACGCACCAGGAATTATCCACCCATCATTAGCGTCAGGATGCCCCGGGATGTAAGTCGCCCATTTCATTCGCCAGTCACCTTTCCTGTCAAACTCCACGGCAACAAGAACGGCTGTTTTGGTATCCGGCATTCGCTCACTACAGCTTATCCAACCATCCGGAGTTACCGGATAGTTGCCAGCCTGAACAGTAGGCATATCAGGACCTTTGCGAATCGCCCTGGCAAGATCGATTGGGTCGTCGTACAACCAGTCACCTGTTTGCGGATGATTGGCTTCTGCCAATTGTGCAGCCCACTCCAGGCCGTCTTTGTGTCCTTGCAGATAGTCCAGCGGTAACTCATCACTATTACTTACAGGTTCGGCCTGAAGCATGGCGGCGCGGCAGGCGTTCCAGCCTCTCACCTCTGCAATAGCGGCAACAGCATCGACCGCGTACATTTTAAGAGGGTTAGGCATTGGTTTTTCTTCAGGTACTACTGGCACTGGAGGGGCGGCATAAACAGGAATAACGTCCGCTTGCTCTTTATTGCTTTCATCCGTTAAAGCCCAGAATAATTTCCCGGCCGGATGTTTGAAAATATAAGCAACTGGTTCTGCTCCCAGTGATGCCAGTGCAATTCGTGCCAGTTCTTCCGCTTCTTCTGCTGGCAGTACAACGTTGCTACCAGGTCCGTATGTTTCGCGCCACTGCTTGATTGTCAGCAGTCGCTCTTTGGTAATAGTGGTCATTTGTTAGTCCTCCCACTCCGCCACATCGCATTCAGATATTTGTTTTGATTCACTGACGGAAAAGAATTTCTCTTAAGCAATTCCTCTCTCGATGGCATTGGCTTTACGCGTTGGCGAATAATCATTTCTGCCGGAAGAATGCCGGGATTGTATGCAAGTCCTCTCATGGTAAATTCCTCAGTCATTACTGATAGCGCCATAGCGTGAGCGGTAATTACGCAGGCGCGGGTCAATTTCAGGGAAGTGGGTATATGTGGCTTTGCGGAATGGTCGGATTGATGTCTGGTAAATTCGCTCTCGTTCTTCTTTCTCTGCAAGCCATATACAATGGCGAAATTCCTTTTCCTCTTTCGTTTCCTGCGGTAGCGACATTATCAGGTCGTAGTTTTTTCTGAATTTATCCAGCACCTCCGATACGGAATTGCCGGAACAGCGGCGCGCGTCATCCGCACCATACAGAGGCGCTGGCATGATTTTCTCCTGATTAAATTGCGTGAATAGCGTGACGAGGGAAGGGGAGAGTTACTGGCGCAAAGGGTATATCGTCGTCAAAATCCATAGGTGGTTCGCTGTGATTCCCCTGCTGCTGAGATTGCTGTCTTTGTTGCTGGCCGTTATTTCGCTGAGGTGAAGACTGTTCATTGCTTCCTTGCTTGCCACCAAGCATTTGCATGGTTCCACCAACGCCCACGATAACTTCGGTAGTGAACCGATCCTGTCCGCTTTGATCCTGCCATTTTCTTGTCCGCAATTTGCCTTCAAGATAAACCTCAGAGCCTTTTCGCAGATATTCGCTGGCAACTTCTGCCAGTTTCCCGCTCATTACCACACGGTGCCACTCCGTCTGCTCCTTTTGCTCTCCAGTTTGCTTATCACGCCATTGTTCTGACGTAGCAACTGTAAGGTTTGCAAATGCCGTTCCTGATGGTGAATATCTGATTTCTGGATCATGCCCAAGGCGACCAATAATGATCACCTTATTTACGCCTCTGCTTGCCATTTATGCCGCCTGTTTTAGTTCGTTAACTCTGATGTTCATTACCTGAACGCATTTAGCCTGCGCATCCTCATTGCCAGCCATTAATTGCCAGTCATGCTGATAACGCTCGATGAGTTTTTTCTTGTCAGTTTCTGTTGACGCATAATCGCTGAAGTCTTTCAGGATTTGTTCGCAGTCAACCGATGGAGATTTCTGGTTGATATTTTCTGGTGATGGTTTGTTATCTGATGCTGGGATTGCCCATCCCGGAAGCGATGGAGGGAGCCAGTAAAATCCTGTTCCATCCTTCAGTTTTGCCCTGTGCCACCCCTGCTTTTTATCGAGAGATGTTTGTGCGAAACCTTCCTCAAGGTTATACAGATACCGACCGATTCCCCACTGAACGGCAGCGCGCTTCATTGCACCGGAACGACCACCTTTGACGGCTTCTACCTGCGTGTTTTCAGCAGCATCCCATTTGGTTACCCATTCGGAATCAATCTTTATTGATATGCCGCATTCAACGCCGCCGTTGTTGGGAATATCGCGGTATTCATTGCGCCATCCTGCTTTGCCGCAAACATCGTCCAGGCGTTTCATGATTGCCCGGTTCGTGACATAAGCCAGCACCATAGCCCACACCTTGCCATCGCGTGTTTTACCGCTTTGCTGTATTCGCCATTCGATATCTTCAGGGCTGAATGGCTCATCGAATTTATTCAAATCCATAATTCACCTCAGAATGGTAATTCGGATGGGGAGGAAAGAAATTCGCGCTCATTCATGCGCTCTCTTTGTGCTTGCCATAAACAAAGTTGTTTCTTTGATTTATCTCCCGCTTTACGCCAGTAACGAGCCTCAGCAATGTGATATTCTCTTTTTAATCGACTTAACTCTGGAGTTTTCGCCAGCTCTACCGGAATCATTTAGACCTCCATTTTCTGTAGGCTTCGACGGCCTCACGAAACATCTTTTCATCGCCAATAAAAGTGGCGATAGTGAATTTAGTCTGAATAGCCATAAGTGTTTTATCCATTTTTTGGAACTCCTGGCTGATTAAGTACGTCGATGAGTCGTTTCCATCCGTCACGTAATTTACGGGTGATTCGTTCAAGTAAAGATTCATTTAATTGGAAGGCACCCATGCGAGCGCCTCCCGCGATTGCGTAAATCATGGGTGGTTCCTTATGTTGGTTTTATTAGTAGGTTATTTTTGTTGCGAATACTTCGCCTTTTACGATGGCTGTTATGATATTTTTAGCAACATCTTCTGATGCGCCAACCTTGATAAGGTCAGCAAGTATTTTGTTATTTACTTCTTTCCGGTGAGCTTTATCCTTTGCTCTGTGCTCTTCTTCGTCCTTGATTCTTTTTTCTTCTGCGATTCTGGCTTGCTCTTTTGCTTCAGCCTCGCGACGGATTCGCTCAGCCTCCTCCTGTGCTTTTCTGCGTTCTGCTTCAATTGCTGCCTGCTTTTCTTTTTCAGCTCGTTCTGCTGCCTCTTTTGCTTCGCGCTGTGCTCGTTGCTCGGCTTCAATGCGTTCACGCTCTGCACGTTCCGCTGCGGCCTTAGCCTCTGCTTCTCGTCTTGCTGCTGCTTCAATTTCTGCTTTTGCCTTTGCTTCGGCTTCTGCTCTGGCTTTCTCTTCAGCTTCTCTTTTTAAGCGTTCTTCATGCTCTCGCTTTTCCTGCTCCGCTTTGAGTCTTGCCTCTTCTCTTTGGCGGTCAAATTCGCGATCCATCAAAATCGCTATTTCATGGTCAGACTCAATTTGCTTTGCGAGAGCTTCAGCTGCTGCCTTAGCTTCTTCTTCGGCTTTAATCCGTGCCTGTTCATCCTCATAATCAGTAAGAGGCTGGCGTGCCTTGGCTTTCAGCTCATCAAGTCGATCACGCACTGTCTTGCGGTTGGCATCAATTAGCTTTGGAATTTCCTTCAGTTCAGCAACAAGGTCTTTGCCAAGACCATCGAGATATGTTTTCGTCTGCGCAACTTTATACGCCAGAGAAGCGATCTCCTTTCTGCCCTTTGCCGTTGTGATATCAGGCACAAAGGACATAACTTCACGTTCAACCTTTTGGAGAATTTCTTCAATCTGGTCGGCAGACTGAAATACAGTCATTGCATTTGCTTTTTCAATAACAACTAAATCTGTTACTTCACTCATATATCCTCCTTAATTTGTATGCGTCAAATCCGCGCTCAGGCTGCTGAGGTTTCTTCTTTCAGGCTTTCGATATATTTACGTGGGTCGTCGTAACATTGGCATTCGCTGTACCAATCTACCCAGCGATCCGTAAGCCCCATCTCTGATAAATCTTCATCAGTAAGGCTCTCATCCCACATCTCAAGGCCGTTAGCATTGCAGTAGTCAGGCTTGATGTTGTTGTCATACTGAAAGGCATCATAATCAGCCAGTGCATCCATCAGGCGAACACCCTCTTCAACACTTGCCACTTCTACAATGAACGGCTTCATAGGTACTTGCGGGATATGCCAGACACGTAATTTCATATATCCTCCGTCAAAAAAATTGCCCTCACACTGGAGGGCAAAGAAGATTTCCAATAATCAGAACAAGTCGGCTCCTGTTTAGTTACGAGCGACATTGCTCCGTGTATTCACTCGTTGGAATGAATACACAGTGCTTATTCGCAGCCTACATAATCATTCCGGTTATTATTACCATTTCAATATCGCTATCTTTCATAATGATTGGAGTTGAGTTATCAACTTTACTTTTACTCCATTTTCCTGCATCAGTTTTTACCGCTCCACAATAAGAAAGCCAATCATCATCACAATGTTCTGGATCACTAATTCTGACAAGAACACGTGATAGTGCTTTTTCGATACTTTCATCACAATTAGCATTTGTGTAATTGCCGTGAGACAATTTCAAATCGTTAACTTCATCTTCATTGGCATCAAAAATATAGATTTCAGTCGACTCTGGAACATTTTCATAAACCATTAAAACTTTCATTTTTACCCCATGTTGTTTATGCCAAAAATAAATGCCACCGTCAGGCAGCCTTGTTGTAAAGTCGGCGTTTGACTTTCTTGAGCATGGCTCACCTCAATCGTAATAAGCTGGAATTGATTTTCCGCGTTGCTTCTGGCGACCAACACAAGTCACACCCATTTCACTGCGTGGCTTGCGGTAGTAAATTAGGTTTGTTCAGACAATAAAAAACCCACCGAAGTGGGCTATGACCATTTTTTATTTGGATTTCGTTGGTGAGCGTGATTAACAACTCTGTGCATTACATCCTCATATTTTTCATCTTCAATTTTTTCGACATCGCGAGGAAATGGTGTTGCTAATGCTTTGTCAACTTTGTCCATTGGTTCTTCATTAATCTTATATTCAGGACCGTCATCTATAGCATTAAATCCAGGTGTTACACCGTTTTTTAATGCATATGCTATCCTTTTTTCCCATCTCGCTATTCTCCTCCTGTCTCGAGATGTAAGACCTCTATCAGATACTTTTCTGTTTTGTCCGCGGTCAGGATTAACATAAATAGTCTTTTTCACCATAAGCATACTCAATAAGCACCGTACGGTAGTTTACTGTACAATTTTATTTTTTGGACTGCATGTATTTTGTTTCCTAATGGGTTTGAATCTTTGTAATAAATACTTCTATTTTTTCGAACGACTTCTTCTTTCTTCTTGCAGCAAAGGCTTCCTAGTGATGCTGCTTTGTCTGCTCTGACGCAACCAGAGAGCTTTAGCGCAATTTTTCGCGCCAGTGCTTCATTACTGCGTCGCTCGGCAATAAGTTCTGCTCTGCGAGCTTTGTAGCGGCTTTTTGCCGTACCTTTGGATTCTTTCCAGACAATGGTTACCATGATGGTCTCCTTTAAGTGGCTTTGGCGCATGACGCGTCGAGGTGCTTATCTTCTCGATCGCTGTCTTGCAGCTGCAATTCGCGCCATCCCCAAAACCACTCAAGTTCTGGTCTCAACGGTTAGGTTGAGAGTCCGTCGATGTTAAAGAGCCTGCCAATCTGTTCCGTTTGGCTTCCAGCGTCCTGCTGATGGCTTAAATTTAAGACTTCTTAATTTATTGGTCAAGTGCATTTTTGAAGAAAACTTAATTTTATGGACGTGAATTTAGTTTGTCTTTGATTTTTAACGGGAAATAAAAAAGGGGCGAAAGCCCCTTAAGGAAGGTTTGCTAGCTTGGCATCAACGACAACGCCAATGATTTTACAGTTCCCATTGATTTCAATCATTGGGTATTGTGGATTGAGTGGTTTCAGGAATTTTCTACCGGCATCAATAACTAACTTTTTGAATGTCGCCTCGTTTTCTCCTTCAAGTTTGGCGACTACCAGCTTTCCATTACGTGGTTCGACTTCTGGGTCGACGAGAATAATCATCCCCTCAGGAATACTCAGTCCTGCCGGGGCAGTCATTGAGTCGCCTTTAACGTCGAGCCAAAAAGAGTCTTCAGAACAATCTACCGTTGTGTCGTACCAGTTATCTATTGCACGCCTATGATATGGCTCTACAGCTTCCATCCAACATCCTGCGCTTACCCAACTAATTAGAGGATACGAACCTCTTGGATCATGCCTGCTGTGATAGGCAATGTTTGAAAGACTATCCTCTCCTTTCAACAGGTAATCAGGGGAGCACTGCAAAGCCTTGGCTAAGGCCAATAGGTTTTCGCCATTGGGCTCAGTTTCAGATCGCTCCCATTGGGAAATAGCAACATTAGACACGCCAACCATCTTGCCAAGGGAAGCCTGCCTAATCTTGAGTTCTTTTCTGCGAGCGCGAATACGCTCACCCATCAGTTGTGTATTCATAGTTAAGACATCTTAAATAAACTTGACTTAAGATTCCTTTGGTGGATAATTTAAGTGTTCTTTAATTTCGGAGCGAGTCTATGTACAAAAAAGATGTTATTGACCACTTCGGAACCCAGCGTGCTGTTGCTAAAGCACTAGGCATTAGCGATGCAGCAGTCTCTCAGTGGAAAGAAGTTATCCCAGAGAAAGACGCCTATCGATTGGAAATCGTTACAGCTGGCGCCCTGAAGTATCAAGAAAGTGCTTACCGCCAAGCGGCATAAGCAAATTGCTCTTTAACAGTTCTGGCCTTTCACCTCTAACCGGGTGAGCAAACATCAGCGGCAAATCCATTGGGTGTGCCGCTATAACTCAATATCAATATAGGAAAATTAACAAATGGCACAAGCAAGCTACAGCAAGCCAACACAGCGAGAAATTGATCGCGCTGAAACTGATTTACTCATCAACCTGTCCACGCTTACCCAGCGCGGTCTGGCAAAGATGATTGGCTGTCATGAATCGAAGATAAGCAGAACGGACTGGAGATTTATTGCTTCGGTCTTGTGTGCTTTCGGAATGGCATCAGACATCAGTCCGATTAGCAGGGCTTTTAAGTATGCGCTTGATGAAATCACAAAGAAAAAATCCCCGGCCGCCACCGAGGATTTTAAGCAAATTGATATGCAATTCTGAGGGAATTACTGGATCAATCCACAGGAGTCATTATGACAAAACAACTCAGTCCTTACCAGGACAAAATTCACAAACACATACTACGTGATCGCTTCCTGTCCAGCTTCAAGCAGCCTGGTCGATTCCGGGCTGAGTTGGAAAAAGTGAAGCTGATGCAGAAGGAGAAAGGTCATGAGTAATCTTGCAACCGTAACACATTTAAGGCCTTCACAACGGCCTGTGGAGCGTCGTGTGGCAGAAGTTGAAGATGGTTATACCCGTCTTGCAAATGCCCTGTATGAAGAGCTTATCGGCGCAGATTTAACGAAAAATCAGAGCAAGGTTGCCCACGCCATATGCCGTAAAACATACGGCTACGGTAAAAAGATGGATCGCATCTCTGATAGTCAGTTAGCTCAAATTACCAGGCTGCCAAGACAGAAGGTAAACAAGGCCAAGAATGAGCTTATCGCGATGAAGGTTATCCTTCGCGAAGGCCAGCAAATCGGTCCTAACAAGAACATCGAGGAATGGCAAATCGAAGGGTGTCACTACTCTGGTGATAATGTCACTGCATTGGTGACAAAAAGTGTCACCAAAACGGTGACAGCGCTGTCACCAAAACAGGGACACACAAAAGAAACTATTACAAAAGAAAAAAGAAATAATAAAAACACTATGTCCGAAAGTGTTCGGACGGAGTGTGAAAAATCACATGAGCGTCACGAAGAAACCGACAAGGCATTCGAGGAAATATTCTGGTGTGCAGGCATGCGGAAAGCCGGGAAGAAAAACGCAGCTTCGGCATTCAGAACACAGTTCAGGGAATGGCGTAAAACTACCAGGGGTACGGCAAGAGAGTTTGCCACGATGCTGGCAGAAGACATCGCATGCAGGAATGGTAAGCAGTTCGGATTCGACAGGTTATTACCATCGAGCTACCTGAACGGTCAGCGCTGGAACGACGAGAAGCCAGAAACCATTCAACCACAATCCAAACCATCATCCGCAATCACCGTATCGAAAACTGGCTACGTGTTTTTCGACAGGTGAACCATGAAATCAAAAATCAAATCGCTACTGGTCGCTGGTTATAACCACGGCTGGTTAAGTATTTCGTTTGTCGATTTCTGGTTTAAAAATCTCAATCTGAGGGAATCATGACGCCAAGTGAACTTAGCGACCTGCTTTGGGCGCAGGTTGACAGGGTGGCTCCGCACCTGTTGCCAAATGGCAAGAAAGAGGGGCATGAGTGGGTTGCCGGTAACGTCAACGGTGACAAGGGAAACAGCCTTAAGGTCAACCTTAGCGGCAAGAAAAAATGGGCTGATTTCGCTGAGGGAGACGGCGGTGACATGCTTGATTTGTGGATGGCATGTCGTGGAATTAACCTGCATCAGGCTATGCAGGAAGCGAAAGCATTTCTCGGTATCAAGGATGACGATCACCATTTCGATGCCAAACGTGAGAAGAAATTCTCCAGACCTGATCGCAAGAAAATCGCCCGCTACGTTACCAGAACAGAATCCCATCTTGAGTACCTGCAATCGCGTGGCATATCGCCAGAAGTCGTAAAGCGCTACGAGGTTGTCAGCGGCAAGGTGTGGAATGGAGAGCGAGAACTGGATGCTCTGGTGCTTCCGTACAAACGCGATGGTGAGTTGTTGCAGGTCAAGCGAATCAGCACTGAGCGCCCGGACGGGAAGAAAGTCATTATGGCAGAAGGTGATTGCGAACCTTGTCTGTTCGGATGGCAGGCTCTGGACGCTGGCGTGAGGGCGGTTGTGCTTTGCGAAGGCGAAATTGATTGTATGAGCTATGCGCAATACGGCATCTCGGCGTTATCCGTGCCGTTTGGTGGCGGGAAAGGCGCTAAGCAACAGTGGATTGAGTTTGAGTATCACAACCTCGACAGGTTTGAGGAAATATTCATCTCGATGGATGTTGATGTGAAGTGGTTTACTGAATTTGGCCACCTGAACAGAGGTGATATGCTCACCTCAGAACAACACAGGTGCCATAATGAAAAAAAGAAATTTCAGCGCAGAGTTTAAACGCGAATCCGCTCAACTGGTCGTTGACCAGAATTACACCGTGGCAGATGCAGCCAGCGCTATGGATGTCGGCCTTTCCACAATGACGCGATGGGTGAAACAATTACGTGATGAGCGGCAGGGAAAAACACCAAAAGCCTCCCCTATTACCCCGGAACAAATTGAAATCCGTGAGCTCAGGAAAAAGCTACAACGTATTGAAATGGAAAATGAAATATTAAAAAAGGCTACCGCGCTCTTGATGTCAGACTCCCTGAACAGTTCTCGATAATCGGGAAACTCAGGGCGCGTTATCCTGTGGCCACTCTCTGCCATGTGTTCGGGGTCCATCGCAGCAGCTACAAATACTGGAAAAACCGTCCTGAAAAGCCAGACGGCAGACGGGCTGTATTACGCAGCCAGGTACTTGAACTGCATGGCATCAGCCACGGCTCTGCCGGAGCAAGAAGCATCGCCACAATGGCAACCCAGAGAGGCTACCAGATGGGGCGCTGGCTTGCTGGCAGACTCATGAAAGAGCTGGGGCTGGTCAGCTGTCAGCAGCCGACTTACCGGTATAAACGTGGTGGTCATGAACATGTTGCTATCCCTAACTACCTTGAACGGCAGTTCGCCGTGACCGAGCCAAATCAGGTGTGGTGCGGTGATGTGACCTATATCTGGACGGGTAAGCGCTGGGCGTACCTCGCCGTTGTTCTCGACCTGTTCGCAAGAAAACCAGTGGGCTGGGCCATGTCGTTCTCGCCGGACAGCAGGCTTACCATGAAAGCACTGGAAATGGCATGGGAAACCCGTGGTAAGCCCGTCGGGGTGATGTTCCACAGCGATCAAGGCAGTCATTATACGAGCAGGCAGTTCCGGCAGTTACTGTGGAGATACCGGATCAGGCAGAGTATGAGTCGGCGTGGAAACTGCTGGGATAACAGCCCAATGGAGCGCTTCTTCAGGAGTCTGAAGAACGAATGGGTGCCGGCGACGGGCTATGTAAGCTTCAGCGATGCAGCTCACGCAATAACGGACTATATCGTTGGATATTACAGCGCACTAAGACCGCACGAATATAATGGTGGGTTACCACCAAACGAATCGGAAAATCGATACTGGAAAAAACTCTAACTCGGTGGCCAGTTTTTGTTGACCACTTCAATGATGTTGGTCGTGAAGCCGCAAGGGAAATCGCAAGCCGACTCGGTGAACATCGTTGCCGTCTTGTTACTCTGCCGTACAAAGACATCAACGAATGCCTGATGAACGGTGTTACCGAGGATGAAATCTGGCAGTACATCGGCACGGCATCCTACTTCGATCCTGAAGAACTCTACAGCGCGCGAGAGTTTTACCAGGACACTATCAACGCTTTCTACGGCAAGCAGCAGTATCTGTTTAATCCACCGTGGGAATCTCTGGCAGATAAATTCCAGTTCCGTGAGGCAGAGTTGACGCTGGTCAATGGTGTGAACGGTCACGGAAAAACGGAGGTTGTCGGGCATATGGCACTTGAGGCAATGCGGCAGGGTGTGAAGACGTGCATCGCGTCACTTGAGCTGAAGCCTGGTATTCTCCTTAAGCGCCTTACCCGTCAGGCGACGTGCTGCAAGATTCCGCCAGTGCTGGAAATTGACTCTGCATTTAAATTTTATGACGAAAGACTTTGGGTGTTTGGCCTGACCGGAACGGCGAAAGCCGACAGGCTGATCGAAATATTCGACTACGCTCGCCGCCGATACGGGATCCAGTTATTCATCATCGACAGCCTGATGAAATGTGGCATAGGCGACGATGACTATAACGGGCAGAAGGCGTTTGTTGACTCGATTTGCGACTTCAAAAACAAAACAAACTCCCACGTCATTCTCGTTACTCACTCGCGAAAAGGAGACAGCGAAGAAAAACCAACCGGGAAAATGGACGTAAAAGGCTCTGGAGCGATAACAGACCTGACAGACAACCTTTTCATCATCTGGCGTAACAAGGCTCGCGAGAGAGCGTTACAGAGAGTTCAGAGTGGTGAAAAGATGTCAGAGAAGGACGAACAGCTACTGGCATCTCCGGCATCTGTTTTGATGCTTGAAAAACAACGTAACGGCGAAGGTTGGGAAGGTGGTGTCCCGTTGTTCCTTGACGAGCAATCGCACCAGTTCCTGCAACTTGAATCAGGATCGCCATATAGCTACATCGCCAATATGCCGAAATCGGAATATGACGAGGCGTGGCGACAGGAAAACGTGACGGAGTATTAAATGACCATCTACATCACTGAGCTAATAACAGGCCTGCTGGTAATCGCAGGCCTTTTTATTTGGGGGAGGGTAAATCGTGGTTGAGTTGATTTTTTCTGCATTGAGGATTCTCGGTGCTATGTGGATGGTGGCGACGTTCATTGTGGTTGCCAGCAGTTTTGTCCGGTTGGTAGGCGAAGGTAAAGACATGGTGGGTGTGCTTTTCGGTAGCATTCTCATGTGGGTGATTATCGGTGTTGCGCCTGTCGCTGTAGCAAAAATGGCGTGGCGTTTTGTGAGTTGAGGTAACGATGAAGATTACACGTTTACGCCACTTAACTAACAACCCAGCACGCTGTTGGAGAGGAATGATGAGTACATTGGCTCAATTGATTAATGCAGACCTGGAAGAGTCAGGCGCACGGCATTATCGCTACTGGAAAGCCTCAAGACTTCCGATTATAGAGCGATACAATCGCAGGCCTAAGCCAAAGAGAAGCCCGCGAGACAGGGTGCTTAAGCGTCTGATGGGCATAAGCATGTCACAGTTTACTAATTTCACCTGGTTCAAGCGGTGATGGAGAGGAATATGGACGAATCAAGAAAGCAGTTTGAAGAATGGTTTAAAAACAAATATCACGTTTCAAGTGACGTGATGAAGATTATGCACATCAAGGTCGAGATTGCATGGGAGGCATGGCAGGCATCGCGAGCAGCTATTGAACTGGATATCGACTGGCCAGAATCGAATGACGACTTTTGGAAAGATGGTGAAGAAGGTGCTTATGCGATGGGGCATGAGGATGGGAAGGACAAAACGGTAATTGCAGTGATGAAAGCTATCAGAGCCGCTGGAATTAAAGAGAAGAATTTCGATGAAGCAAATATACATGCTTCGCAACGAAGCAATCAGAAATAACGCCATAGACGCAATACTCTCACTTCCCATCGACGACAAGTCACCCCACGAAGTCCACCTTAAAGAACCCAAACGCAGCAAAGCGCAGAATGACCGTATGTGGCCGATGCTGAACGATGTTTCGCGTCAGGTGCTATGGCATGGTCAACGGCTTGCACCGGAAGACTGGAAAGACCTGTTCACTGCCCTGTGGCTTAAGACCAAAAAACTGGAGCAACGAAGTGTTCCTGGTATCGACGGTGGCGTTGTCATGCTTGGCGTGCGTACCAGCAAAATGCGAAAGGCCAGCATGACTGAGCTTATCGAAATCATGTTTTGGTTCGGCTCAGAGCGCAACGTGCGGTGGAGTGATGACTCCCGGCGAGAGTATGAATGGTCACAACGAAAAGGGAGGGCGGCATGAGACGACAGCGACGAAGTTTCACCGACATCATCTGCGAAAACTGCAAATACCTTCCAACGAAACGCTCCAGAAATAAACGCAAGCCAATCCCAAAAGAATCTGACGTAAAAACCTTCAATTACACGGCTCACCTGTGGGATATCCGGTGGCTTAGAGAACGTGCGAGGAAAACAAGGTGATTGACCCAAATCGAAGTTACGAACAAGGAAGTGTCGAGCGAGCTTTAACGTGCGCTAACTGCGGTCAGAAGCTGCATGTGCTGGAAGTTCACGTGTGTGAGCACTGCTGCGCAGAACTGATGAGCGATCCGAATAGCTCAATGTACGAGGAAGAAGACGATGAGTGATTTCTCTGAGCTTATTTCCTTCAAAAAAGACAGAGAAGAAATGCGGACTGAATCTGTCTATTACGTTCAACACCGGAATAAACGCTCGGTGCTTGATCAGGAGTTGGTTATTACCGGAGACCTGGCATTCAGAACATATAAGGCCAGCATGGAAATGAAGGATTTCCCTAAATGTGGTTCTGAAAGAGAAGCCGCGTTAAAGCTGGCTGAGTGGATGCAGAGAATGGCTGTTGCAATTGAGAATTACTGGAGTGAACCATAATGGCTAACCTACGCAAAGAAGCGCGCGGCAGAGAATGCCAGGTACGTATTTACGGCGTATGCAATGGCAATCCTGAAACTACAGTTCTGGCACATTACCGGATGGCTGGAATTTGCGGAACTGGAATGAAGCCTGACGACCTGATCGGCGCATGGGCTTGTAGCGCGTGTCACGATGAAATCGACCGACGCACCCATAATCTCGACAACAAAGACGCCAGACTTTACCACCTCGAAGGCGTGATCAGGACGCAGGCGATACTGCTGAAGGAGGGGAAGATTAAGTCATGAACGAATATCAGTTTGTGCTTCCATACCCGCCGTCGGTGAATACCTACTGGCGAAGACGGGGAAGCCAATACTACATCAGCGATAAAGGCCAGAAATACCGAAAAGACGTTCAGCAAATCATCCGCCAACTTAAGTTAGACATTTTCACCAAATCACGACTCCGCATCAAAGTCATCGCAGACGTTCCAGACTCCCGCCGCCGCGACCTCGACAACATCCTGAAAGGTTTACTCGACTCCCTTATCCACGCCGGATTTGCGGAAGACGACGAGCAATTCGATGATATTCGCGTAATTCGTGGTGTGAAAGTACCAGGCGGACGGCTTGGAATAAAAATCACCGAACTGGAGAGCGTATGAACGCCACAATTCAAACGATACCAGAACTGCTTATCCAGACACGAGGAAATCAGACCGAAGTGGCGAGGATGCTTTCCTGCGCAAGAGGAACAGTGCTCAAGTACAACCGAGACAGCAAAGGCGAGCGTCACGTAATAGTTAACGGCGTCCTGATGGTCAAACAGGGCAAGAGGGGTAGACCATGAGACTCGAAAGTGTAGCTAAATTTCATTCGCCAAAAAGCCCGATGATGAGCGACTCACCACGGGCTACGGCTTCTGACTCTCTTTCCGGTACTGATGTGATGGCTGCTATGGGGATGGCGCAATCACAAGCCGGATTCGGAATGGCTGCATTCTGTGGTAAGCACGAACTCAGCCAGAATGACAAACAAAAGGCTATCAACTATCTGATGCAATTTGCACACAAGGTATCGGGGAAATACCGTGGCGTGGCAAAGCTTGAAGGAAATACTAAGGCAAAGGTACTGCAAGTGCTCGCAACATTCGCTTATGCGGATTATTGCCGTAGTGCCGCGACGCCGGGAGCAAGGTGCAGAGATTGCCACGGTACAGGCCGTGCGGTTGATATAGCAAAAACAGAGCAGTGGGGGAGAGTTGTCGAGAAAGAATGCGGAAGATGCAAAGGTGTCGGCTATTCAAGAATACCAGCAAGCGCCGCATATCGCGCTGTAACGATGCTAATCCCAAATCTTACTCAACCCACCTGGTCACGCACTGTTAAGCCGCTGTATGACGCTCTGGTGGTTCAATGCCACAAGGAAGAGTCAATCGCAGACAACATTTTGAACGCGGTCACACGTTAGCAGCATGATTGCCACGGATGGCAACATATTAACGGCATGATATTGACTTTTTGAATAAAGTTGGGTAAATTTGACCCAACAATGGGTTAATTCGCTCGTTGTGGTAGTGAGATAAAAAGAGGCGGCGCTTACTACCGATTCCGCCTAGTTGGTCACTTCGACGCATCGTCTGGAACTCCAACCATCGCAGGCTGAGAGGTCTGTAAAATGCAATCCCGAAACAGTTCGCAGGTAATAGTTAGAGCCTGCATAACGGTTTCGGGATTTTTTATTTGGGTCAGTCGTATAAAGGTCATTACGGAAGGCTGTTAACCTTCTTATCGTGGTTCGAGTCCACGCTGTCCCGCCAAACATGCTGGTTTAGCTCTAATGGTAGAGCAGTCGTCTTGTAAGCGAATGGGTAGCGGTTCAAGTCCGTTAACCAGCACCATAACTGAGCCGTAGCCACTGGCTATTCTGAATTCATCAGTGATAGTTACGCTGCGGCCTTCTACACATGATCTTCGTGAAAGCGGGTGGCAAGGGGTTGCGCTAACAACCTCATGCCGTTTTGCCCGTGCATATCGGTCACGAACAAATCTGATTACTAAACACAGTAGCCTGGATTTGTTCTATCAGTAATCGACCTTATTCCTAATTAAATAGAGCAAATCCCCTTATTGGGGGTAAGACATGAAGATGCCAGAAAAACATGACCTGTTAGCCGCCATTCTCGCGGCAAAGGAACAAGGCATCGGGGCAATCCTTGCGTTTGCAATGGCGTACCTTCGCGGCAGATATAATGGCGGTGCGTTTACAAAAACAGTAATCGACGCAACGATGTGCGCCATTATCGCCTGGTTCATTCGTGACCTTCTCGACTTCGCCGGACTAAGTAGCAATCTCGCTTATATAACGAGCGTGTTCATCGGCTACATCGGTACTGACTCGATTGGTTCGCTTATCAAACGCTTCGCTGCTAAAAAAGCCGGAGTAGAAGATGGTGGAAATCAATAATCAACGTAAGGCGTTCCTCGATATGCTGGCGTGGTCAGAGGGAACTGATAACGGACGTCAGAAAACCAGAAATCATGGTTATGACGTCATTGTTGGCGGAGAGCTATTCACTGATTACTCCGATCACCCTCGCAAACTTGTCACGCTAAACCCCAAACTCAAATCAACAGCCGCCGGACGTTACCAGCTTCTTTCACGTTGGTGGGATGCATACCGTAAGCAGCTTGGCCTGAAAGACTTCTCTCCGAAAAGCCAGGACGCTGTGGCATTGCAACAGATTAAAGAGCGTGGCGCTTTGCCGATGATTGATCGCGGTGATATCCGTCAGGCAATCGACCGTTGCAGCAATATCTGGGCTTCGTTGCCCGGGGCTGGTTATGGTCAGTTCGAGCATAAGGCTGACAGTCTGATTTCAAAATTCAAAGAAGCAGGCGGAACGGTCAGAGAGATTGAGGTATGAGCAGAGTCACCGCGATTATCTCCGCTCTGATTATCTGCATCATCGTCTGCCTGTTATGGGCTGTTAATCATTACCGTGATAACGCCATCGCCTACAAGGAGCAGCGCGATAAAGCCACATCCATCATCGCTGACATGCAGAAGCGTCAACGTGACGTAGCAGAACTCGACGCCAGATATACAAAGGAGCTTGCTGATGCTAACGCGACTATCGAAAGTCTCCGTGATGATGTTTCTGCTGGTCGTAAGCGCCTGCAAGTCGCTGCCACCTGTGCAAAGTCAACGACCGGAGCCAGCAGCATGGGCGATGGAGAAAGCCCAAGACTTACAGCAGATGCTGAACTCAATTATTACCGTCTCAGAAGTGGAATCGACAAGATAACCGCGCAGGTTAACTACCTGCAGGAGTACATCAGGACGCAATGCCTGAAATAATTTTTTTTGCAAATCACAAAGTCCATTTAATGAGCCCCGCGATGTGGGGCTTTTTTGCAATAAATGCGTACCGCAACGCATGTTTTTTACACCGAACCTGCCCCTTTGGAATGGGCCTTTGAGGATACCAGTTAGTGCTGGCGAGCCTCGGTGGGCTGGTTTCCTATGCGGCAAAGGTTCATTTCAAATGGTAGGTAAACGTTATGAATATCGTGCCACTTAATTACAAAGGTGAAATTGTCAGTTTCAACACTGATGGTTGGATCAACGTCACAGGTGTTGCTGAGAGATTTGGGAAACGCATTGATAACTGGATGCGTTTGGCAGAAACGCTTGAATACGTTCGTGCTTTAGACGAAGCGTTGACCGGGAAAGAATCTCAAATTTTACATCCCTCACAATCGAGGTATGTAAAAACCAGCAAGGCACGAAAGGATAGGGGTGGTGGTACGTGGCTACATCCAAAACTTTCAGTTGCATTTGCCCGTTGGTGTGATGCTCGTTTTGCTGTGTGGTGCGACCTGCACATTGATAGTCTGCTTCGCGGTGAACTGACTGAGCAGCAGAAATATGAGCAAGCATGTCGCATTCGCGATGACCGGAAATCAAAAGCCAGCAATGGGGCAAGAGAGATGGCTCGCTGGCGATGGGATAAGCCGGTTATTGAAGCAAATGTTGAGTACTGGCGCGAGCAACTGCAGTTGACTCTCGATATCGCGTGCTGATGGCAAACGCAAAACTGCGTTATCGGAAAAATCAAAGCATTACGAGAACTGAGCAACGGCTATCCATTACAAAGCCTATCTACGGGTGGGCTTGATAATGAAACCGGAATTTATTCTGGGCAACCAGTTACGGCAGTACAGCGAAACAACCCAAGCCAGTAAGTGGGGAAATAACACTGGCAGCCACTGAAAGATAAACCTCCTGCCTTATGGCAAAAAAAGATTCTTTGTGGTGGCGGACTGATGGAAAGACATCGGTTATTGCAGAGGCCATTCAATGAGTGGTCTCGACAATGGCTTATACCCTGCACGGGATAACTTAACTGATATCCCTTTTAACGGATAAACGGAGCCAACAATGGCAGAGATTATTCCCATGACTGAAGAACAGAAATTCCAGCTAGAGATTTACAAACTGGTCATGAACCAGAACGCAGCAGCAGAGGAAGCATTTCAGTTCATTGGTACTGACGAGCTGAAGCTTGAGCTATTCAAAATTCACTTCCAGTCAGGCGGCGCTAATTCGGATATCACGACCCGCACTATCGAAGCGGTGCGTAAATCGAAGGAAGCGTTAGACCTGTTCACTACCGGAGCATAAACATGGCAACTCAAGGTTTCGACAACCCATCCAAATTCCGCGATGAATGGGATAAGCAAGCAGAAGGGAAATAATCAATATGGCGACTGAGAAAAAGAACGTCGGTCGCCCTTCGGATTACCTGCCGGAGGTGGCTGATGATATCTGTGCGCTGCTTGCCTCCGGGGAAAGTCTGGTTAAGGTTTGCAAGCGCCCCGGCATGCCAGCAAAGGCTACTGTATTTCGCTGGCTGTCAGAGCATGACGAATTTAGAGACAAGTACGCGAAGGCAACTGAGGCACGAGCTGATTCTATTTTCGAAGAGATATTCGAAATTGCTGACAATGCGATTCCAGATGCTGCTGAGGTGGCAAAGGCAAGACTTCGCGTTGATACCCGCAAATGGGCGCTGGCCCGAATGAATCCACGTAAGTATGGCGACAAGGTAACTAATGAGCTTGTCGGCAAAGACGGCGGCGCAATCCAGATTGAAACATCACCGATGAGCACTCTATTCGGAAAATGACCTCGATTAATCCTATCTTTGAACCGTTCATTGAGGCGCATCGCTACAAAGTCGCCAAAGGCGGTCGAGGTAGCGGTAAATCATGGGCAATTGCGAGGCTGCTTGTTGAAGCGGCGCGTCGGCAGCCGGTGCGCATCCTCTGTGCTCGTGAACTGCAAAACAGTATCAGTGATTCGGTAATCCGGCTGCTTGAAGATACCATCGAGCGTGAAGGGTATTCAGCTGAGTTTGAAATTCAGCGTTCAATGATTCGTCATCTCGGAACGAATGCTGAATTCATGTTCTACGGCATCAAAAACAACCCGACGAAGATTAAATCGCTCGAAGGTATTGATATCTGCTGGGTGGAAGAAGCGGAAGCGGTAACGAAGGAATCATGGGATATCCTGATCCCAACCATCCGCAAGCCATTTTCCGAAATATGGGTGAGCTTCAACCCGAAAAACATCCTCGACGATACCTATCAGCGATTCGTAGTAAACCCTCCCGATGATATTTGTCTGCTGACGGTGAACTACACCGACAACCCGCACTTTCCTGAAGTTCTCCGTCTGGAGATGGAAGAGTGTAAACGCAGAAACCCGACACTGTATCGTCACATCTGGCTTGGTGAGCCAGTGAGCGCAAGTGATATGGCAATCATCAAGCGAGAATGGCTTGAAGCCGCAACCGATGCGCACAAGAAACTCGGATGGAAAGCGAAGGGCGCGGTTGTCTCTGCACATGACCCATCAGATACAGGACCGGATGCTAAAGGTTATGCATCGCGCCACGGTTCGGTAGTTAAGCGCATTGCCGAAGGTCTGCTGATGGATATCAACGAGGGGGCTGACTGGGCTACTTCGCTGGCGATTGAAGACGGTGCTGACCATTACCTGTGGGATGGTGATGGTGTTGGTGCCGGGCTACGCAGACAGACAACGGAAGCATTCTCCGGTAAGAAAATCACCGCCACGATGTTCAAGGGCAGCGAATCGCCATTCGATGAAGATGCGCCTTATCAGGCCGGAGCATGGGCTGATGAAGTCGTACAGGGCGACAACGTTCGCACTATTGGCGATGTATTCCGCAATAAGCGAGCGCAATTCTATTACGCGCTGGCTGACAGGCTGTATCTGACATATCGGGCGGTTGTTCACGGTGAGTATGCAGACCCCGACGACATGCTGAGTTTCGACAAAGAAGCGATAGGCGAGAAGATGCTGGAGAAGCTGTTTGCAGAACTGACGCAGATTCAGCGCAAATTCAATAACAACGGGAAGCTGGAGCTTATGACTAAGGTCGAAATGAAGCAGAAGCTCGGTATTCCATCTCCTAACCTGGCTGATGCGCTGATGATGTGTATGCATTGCCCGGAGTCGGCTGCGCAACCCGACTATTCCAGTTACTCAATTCCTTGTGGTGTAGGTTGATATGGCAGAAAAAAAGATGACTGACTGGCATCGCAAGGTGCTGTGCAACTTTGATAATGCCTGGTCAGCAACGCAGGATATGCGTGAGCAGATTATTGAGGCTCAACGTTTCGTCCGGGTATCCGGCGCACAGTGGGAAGGCAGCACAAACGCTGGTTACTCATTTGATGAAGGCAGGTTTGAGCATTACCCGCGCTTTGAACTAAATAAGATTGCCCGTGAATGTGATCGCATCATTGGCGAGTATCGACAGAATCGCATCAGCGTTAAATTCAGGCCGAAGGATGACAAGGCATCGGAAGCGTTAGCCGAAAAGATGAACGGCAAATTCCGCGCTGACTATCAGGAAACATCCGGTGGCGAAGCGTGTGATAACGCATTTGATGATGCTGTAACGGGCGGATTCGGTTGTTTCCGCATGTGTGCCGATTACGAAGATGAAATGGATCCGAGTAACGAGCAGCGCCGCATCAGCCTTCTTCCTGTTTACGACCCAGCGACATGCGTTTTCTTCGATCAGGACAGCAAGCAATATGACCGCTCTGATGCTATGTGGGCTATGGAAATGTTCTCCATGACGCCTAAAGCGTTCGAGGCTGAATACCCTGATTCCATCGCGGCAAGCCTTTCTCGTGATGACACTGGTACTCAGTATGACTGGTCAACGCCCGATGCCATCTATGTTGGACGCTACTACGAAGTTCGCATAGAGAAGGTGAAGCTCACGGCGTGGCGCAACCCTGTTAGCGGAGAAACGGCAATTTATGATGAAGAGCAAATCAAAGATATTGTCGACGAGCTGACCGATGGTGCATTCGAAATGATTGGCGAGCGAACGGTGAAGAAGCGCCGAGTTTATTGCGGTCTTCTGTCTGGCGCTGAATGGCTGGAAGAACCGAAGCGTATTCCGGGCGAACATATTCCTCTCATCCCGGTATATGGGCGTCGATCATTTGTTGATAATCAGGAGCGAATCGAAGGTCACGCAGCAAAAGCGATGGATGCACAGCGTCTTGAGAACCTGATGGTTTCCATGATTGCAGATAACGCTACTCAGGCTGGCGGTGATGGCATTCCTGTAGTTGATGTTGACATGATTCCTGGTCCTCTCGCCACTCATTGGGCGGAGCGCAACAAAAAGCGCCCGGCGTTCCTGCCGATGGTCAGTCTGAAAAACAAAAACGGAGATATTACTGCGCAGGCTCAGGTCAGCAGTTATACGCCTCCGACACAAATGCCTCCAGCTCTTGCCGGGCTATTGCAGTACACCGGAACGGCTATTCAGCAAATTACAGGTGCGTCGCAGCTTGAGAACATGCCGAGCAACGTCGCCACCGATACCGTTGATAGCATCTTTAACCGGATGGATACGCAGTCTTATATCTACATGGACAACATGGCTAAATCCATGCGTCGCGCTGGCGTTGTGTGGCTTTCTATGGCGCGTGAAGTCTATGGCAGCGATACGCCGATGCGTATCGTTAATGAGGACGGCAGCGATGACGTGGCGCTGATGACTGGTGAAGTGGTTGACCGTCAGACAGGGCAGGTTATCGCGCTTAACGACCTTTCGCAGGGTAACTATGAAGTGACTGTCGATGTTGGTCAGTCGTTCGCTACTCGCCGTGATGCAACGGTTAAGTCGTTACTTTCCATGCTGGCACTTATCCCACCAGGAACGCCGAAGCACGACCTTGTATCGTCGATGATTCTCGACAATATGGACGGAGAGGGGATGGGCGACCTTAAAGAATACAACCGCAATCAGTTGCTTCTGTCTGGTGTTATCAAGCCGAGAACACCAGAAGAACAGCAGATGGTTGAGCAGGCGAAACAACAACAGGCCAGTCAGCCAGATCCGGCTATGGTTGCTGCGCAAGGTCAGCTTCTTGCTGGTCAGGCTGAATTGCAGAAAGCGCAGAACGAACAGGCAGCCATTCAGGTTAAAGCATTCCAGGCACAGACTGATGCTCAGGTTGCTGCGGCAAATGTTGTGAAAATCCTCGCATCTGCCGATAGCCAGCAGAAATCTGATATCCGCGAGGCTCTGAAACTGCTCGGACAGTTCCAGCAACAGCAAGGAGACAATGCCCGTGCTGATGCAGAGCTTGTCCTGAAAAGTCAGGCGCAGGGCCATGCGCAGCGCATGGACATCAACAGCATCCTGCAAAAATCAACTCAGCAACAACCACAGCAGTAATTAACCCATAACGTGCAATGGCTGTCTTTATGAGGCCTGGCACCCTATTGCCTTCCGATGGGCTGAACATCGAGTAAACAGGGGTAACAAATGGACCAGATGGCAGAAAACACACCAGAAGTTGAAATCGAAACCGATACATCAGAGCAGATTCCTGATGATGTCGAACTGGCTGAAGAAGTCGAAACAGAAGATGGCAGTGAGTCCTCCGGAAATGATGCAGAGGAAGCTACTGAAACTGATGACGACGAATCAGAACAGGAATTCTACTTTGGTGACGAAAAGCTGGATTCGCCAACCAGCGAAGATGGCGCAGAGCATGGACTGGTAAAACACCTGCGCAAGACGATTAAAGAGAAAGACCGTGAGCTGAAAGAGCTGATGCGTCAGTCCCAGAAACCCGTCGAGCAGCAGCCGGTAATCACTCAACCACCGCGAATGCCAAAACTGGATGATGAGGACATCGGTTTCGATGAAGAAATCTACCAGCAACGCATGGCTAAGTGGGCAGAGGATAACGGCAAGTACCAGCAACAGGAGATGGCTCGCAAGCAGAAGGAGCAGGAGCTTCAGGCTGCCTATCAAGAGCGATTATCCAAATATCAGCAACGTGTTAAGGCTCTCAAGGTTCCTGGCTATCAGGAAGCTGAACAGGCCGTACTCGAGGAAATCCCCATCGAGACACAAAACGCGATCCTGTTTGAGTCAGAGAAGCCGGAAATCGTTGTTCTGGCGCTCGGTCGCAACGCTGAACTGCGCAAGCAACTGGCAGAAGCTACCAACCCCGTAGCAATTGGTCGTCTGCTGGAACGTATCGAATCGAAGGCCAGAATCATGCCAAAAGCAAAAACCACGGCAGCCACAACCCCGACAGTTAAGGGGAGCAACGGCGCAGTAATCAACAACCTCGACAAATTGAAAGCCAAGGCGCTGGAAACTGGTGACTGGACGCCGTATTTCGCCGCTAAAAAGGCAAAAAAATAACCTATCGGAGCATTAAGCATGGCTAACCAATTAGCAAAAGACCTTGAAATCATGTTCGAAAACTACGTTGAAGGCTTTGAGGCCGCCTGCGTAGTTTCCCGTAACGCTAAAAAATTCCGTCCCGGTGATACAGCAATGCAGCGAGCAGGTGATGTTCTGTATCGTCCGCAGCATTACCACATGAACATTGAGGAAGGCCTAGACCTCAGCGGCAAAACGCCAACAGCACTGGTTCAGCGCCTTGTTCCTTCTGTGTTCAAGGAGCCGAAAAACATTCTGTACACTCTGGATGCGCGTGAAATGCGTGACCCTGAACATAAAACTGAAGCTGGTCGCGCCGCAGGTATGCGCCTTGCTGCACAGATTGACTCTGACCTGATTTCCATGGTTACGCAGCGTGCTACTAACGTGATCACAATGTCTGACTCAACCACAGGTACACAGGGCCGTGATTTGTGGAACTGTGCGGCAGGTATTGATGCCACCATGACGGCGATTGGTGTACCTCAGGGTATCAACCGTCGCTCTTTCTGGAACCCCTTCAACTACAAAGACCTTGCTGGCGAGCTTGGTCACCGTGCCTACGCTCAGGGCGCAACCCTGACAGCATACGAAAAAGCGCAGATCCCTCCGGTTGCTTCCTTTGATAGCTACAAGACCGATATTTCTGGTCGATTACCGAAAGGAAGCACTGAATCCTTGACAGTATCAGGCCAACCTGAACACAAGGTTGAAGCGAAAGATTCAAATGGTATGCCAGTTGATAACCGACAGGGGACTATTACGGTATCTGCATCTGGCTTGCAGGTTGGTGATGCGTTCACCATTGCCGGTGTGAATTCCGTACACCAGATCACAAAAGATACCACCGGGCAACCGCAGGTATTCCGTGTTCTGGCTGTTAGCGGAACTACCGTAACAATTTCTCCAAAGATTCTCCCTGTTGAAAATACTGATGTTGCGAGTCGTCCATATGCAAACGTCGATGCCAAACCGGCAGCATCAGCAGCAATCACCATTCTCAACAAGAATGCCGCACCGGCTAACCTGTTCTGGGCTGATGGTTCTGTTGAACTGATGTACGGCAAGCTGGCGTTCCCAACTGGTCAGGGTCCACAGGTAATGACAGCAACCACCGAGCAGGGCGCTACGCTGATCATGTCTTACGCCTTCGACCACATCAAAGGCGTAACCACTGCGCGTTTCACCACTCTGTACGGTTGCTCTGTACTTGTTCCTGAATATACGGGCATCGTTATTGCCGGGCAGTAATTTTGGTGGGGCTTCGGCCCCATTTTTATTGGGAGAAGACAATGGCACGAACAATGCTCTATAAGCCGGGCAACATGATCACCTGTGGTCAGTTTGCTGTCGATTACATCATTGTTGATGACGAAGAAGTTAAATCTCACCTGAAAAAAGGCTGGGTAAAAACTCCTGAAGAAACCGCAACGAAGCATAAAGTGGCTAAGGCGGAAGAAGATGGCGAAAACGAAGGGTGATCTCGTTCTAAAGGCTTTACGAAAAGCCGGGCTGTATTCCAATGCCACGTTGACAGATGCTGACCCTCAGGCAATTGAAGATGCCATTAATGACCTCGAAGACATGATGGCAGCATGGCAGGCTAAAGGTATCGAGCTTGGGTATCAGTTTGCTGATACAGAAAACGGCATGATGCCGTTACCGGACGATGATTCAGGTATCCCTGCATGGGCAAATGATGGCGTCGCTTTGAAACTCGCTGTGCAAGTGTGCATGGATAACGTCATTCAGCCGTCAGACGCTCTCCTTACCGCTGCTGACAGTGCATATCAGACAATCTGTATCGCTTTAACCAAAATACCACCACTTGAGCGGCGAAATGACATGCCTCGCGGTAGTGGTAACAAAAGCGCGTTTACGTGGAATCGGTTTTACATCGAGAAAGATGATCCGAGTACGTGAGGTGAATAAATGCCGATTCAGCAACTTCCGCTTATGAAAGGTGTCGGCAAAGACTTCCGAAACGCTGACTATATCGACTATCTGCCAGTGAATATGTTGGCAATTTTGATATAATAAGTACATGAAAAATCGAAACTTTAAGGAGTAGATATGCTTTCTGAGAATGCTAAAGATATACCTGGATTTGAAGGTGTTTATGCCGTAACAGAAGATGGCAGGGTGTATTCTCACTCACGTGTTGTTAAGGCTGCGCATGGCAGCACGCAACTCAGAAAGGGGCGCTGGTTAAAGCCTAAAATAAATCAGGGAAGGGTGCTTTATAATATCGGAGCAAAATGGACTTTTGCCCATCGAATCGTTGCAATGACATTCCTGCCAAATCCTGAAAACAAGCCTCAGGTAAATCATATTGATGGCAATCCACTCAATAATAACGTCAATAATCTTGAGTGGTGCACTCAAAGCGAAAACATCAAACATGCATACGCCACAGGATTAAAGAAACCAATCAAGTTTTTCGGAACCAAGCACCCAAAACACAAGTTGAGTGATGACGATGTTCTTGCAATCAAGTCATCAAAAGAAAGCTTGTCAGTAATTGCGGCTAAGTACGGGATATCTAAGACCTGGGCAAGTAGGCTAAAGCGTGATGCTAACTGGGTTCATATAAAGGTTGATTCCAATGGCAATACAACAACTACCACTAATGAAGGGATTAGGGAAAAGTGCGGTTAATGCTGATTATATAGACCAACTTCCAGTCAATCTTTTAGCTACGCCCAAGGAGGTGTTGAATTCATCGGGATATCTTCGCTCATTCCCGGGCATTGTCAAACGCTCTGATGTGAACGGTGTATCTCGAGGCGTCGAGTACAACATGGCGCAGAGTGCTGTTTATCGCGTGTGTGGTGGGAAGCTCTACAAAGGCGAAAGCGAAGTCGGTGACGTCGCCGGAAGTGGTCGCGTATCAATGGCGCATGGTCGAACATCACAGGCTGTAGGCGTTAATGGTCAACTGGTCGAGTATCGCTATGATGGCACAGTTAAAACAGTCTCAAACTGGCCTACTGATAGCGGATTCACTCAGTATGAGTTAGGCTCGGTCCGCGACATTACGCGCTTACGTGGGCGTTATGCGTGGTCAAAAGACGGAACTGATTCATGGTTTATCACTGACCTTGAAGACGAATCGCATCCTGACCGTTACAGCGCACAATATCGTGCCGAGTCTCAGCCGGACGGCATCATCGGTATCGGAACATGGCGAGACTTCATCGTCTGCTTTGGTTCATCGACGATTGAATATTTTTCCCTGACTGGGGCAACCACCGTTGGTGCCGCGTTGTATGTCGCACAGCCATCGCTGATGGTGCAGAAAGGTATTGCCGGGACTTACTGCAAAACACCATTCGCTGATTCTTATGCTTTCATCAGCAATCCGGCAACGGGTGCGCCGTCTGTGTATATCATCGGCTCCGGTCAGGTATCACCAATCGCCAGCGCGAGCATTGAGAAAATACTACGCTCCTACACTGCTGATGAACTGGCTGATGGCGTGATGGAGTCTCTGCGATTTGATGCTCATGAGTTGCTGATTATCCACCTTCCGCGCCATGTTCTCGTGTACGACGCATCTTCAAGCGCCAATGGTCCGCAATGGTGTGTGCTGAAAACAGGCCTGTATGACGATGTGTACCGCGCTATCGACTTCATTTTCGAAGGAAATCAGATAACGTGCGGCGATAAACTGGAGTCCGTGACCGGGAAATTGCAATTCGACATCAGCAGCCAGTACGACAAGCAACAGGAACACCTGTTGTTTACTCCGTTGTTCAAAGCGGATAACGCCAGATGCTTCGATCTGGAGGTGGAATCATCCACTGGCGTAGCTCAGTACGCCGACCGCCTGTTCCTCTCTGCAACCACTGACGGCATAAATTACGGACGTGAGCAGATGATTGAACAGAATGAACCGTTCGTTTACGACAAACGTGTTTTGTGGAAGCGAGTCGGGCGCATCAGGAAAAATGTCGGCTTCAAATTGCGCGTTATTACGAAGTCACCAGTCACTCTCTCAGGCTGCTCTATTAGGCTGGAGTAATAATGATTTCACATGAAGAGTTGAAGCGTCATTTATCATATGACCCAGAAACCGGGGTTTTTACCCGAAAAATATCAAATACAGCGAGCGTCACCGTTGGTGATGAAGCGGGAACCATGTGCACTGGTTATTTAAGGATAATGGTCTGTGGTAAGAGATACTTAGCGCATAGGCTTGCTTGGTTTTATATGACAGGAAAACCTGCAAATTGCTTAATAGATCATATTAACGGAGACAGAACGGATAACAGATTTTCAAATTTAAGATTGGCAAATAGATCCCAGAATGGGATGAACAGGAATATTCAAAGAAATAATAAGTCAGGATATCCTGGTGTCTGTTGGCACAAAAATCTCTGCAAGTGGACTGTTTCTTTCAAGAAAAATAAAAAACAGGTTCACGTTGGATGCTTCGATGACCTGGACGAAGCTATCTCAGCATCAATGATGGCAAGAGCAGAAAATTTTGGAGAGTTTGCAAGGCAGAGGATTGAGTAATGGTTGATTCATCACTGAATGATCCTGTTGTGGTTCAGGCTACGCGCCTTGATGCTTCAATTTTGCCACGCAATATATTCAGCCAGTCTTACCTGCTGTATGTCATAAATCAGGGAGCTGATGTCGGTGCAATTGCCGGGAAGGCAAATCAGGCCGGTCAGGGCGCTTACGATGCCCAGGTAAAAAACGATGAACAGGATGTCGAACTGGCTGATCACGACGCAAGAATCACCGCAAACACAAAAGCGATAAATCTCCTTGAGGTCAGGTTAACAACCGCCGAAGGGAAGATAGTCGTACTGCGTAGCGATGTTGATTACTTGCTGGATGAGGTTATCGATATTCAGGCGCATCTGGTCACTGTTGACAAAAGACTGGATGACGTAGAAAACGATGTCTCTGGCATTAAGAGTGATTACGTATCGAAAACCGTAACCGAATTGCAGTCTCTTGAGTCACCGCTGGATGTAAAAACATCATATTCAGTTGATGGAATTCAGGTCGTTGGAGCAAGGCAGACCGGATGGACTGCAGCCACAGGTACGCCACTTCTTGGCTCATTCAACGCTAACCAGTCATACACGGTCGGCACTACGTACACACAATCCGAAGTCGCAGCTCTCGCTACAGGTTTGCAGCAGGCGCGGCAGCGCATCAAAGCACTGGAAGACGCCTTACGAGCACATGGATTAATCAACTAATGCACATAAAACTCATCGATAACCCGGTGAAGCTTGCAGAATTCCTCAACAACCCAGAAAACACGGGAAATATCGTAGACAGTGGAGATAAATACTACATCAAGCCTGATGCGGTATACCTCGGCATCTACGAAGGATTAGTGCTGGCTGGCGTTCATGAAGTGCGTAACTTCTGGCATAGCGTTGTGGAATGCCATGCGGTGTACGACCCCGGATTCCGTGGTGAATATGCACTGCAAGGGCATCGATTATTCTGCAAATGGCTTCTCGAAAACTCACCATTCCTTAACAGCATCACCATGGTTCCTGACACCACCAAATACGGACGGTCAATTATCCGTTTGCTTGGCGCTACCCGTGTTGGTCACCTTGATGATGCTTATACCAGCAATGGAAAGCCTGTAGGCATCACGATTTATCAGTTACCGCGCTCAAAATACGAGGAGCTAAAGAATGTTAATTTTCCAGATTGCCAATAAGCACCTCAGCAAAGCTGTTTACTGCAAAGGTGGCAGTGATGGCGGCTCTAAAGCCCAGGCACGCGCAACTGAAAAGGGCATCGAACTGCAGCGTGAAATGTGGCAGACGAACATGCAAAACCTTGCACCGTTCACGCCACTCGCTCAGCAGTACGTATCACAGTTGCAGAATCTTTCCTCTCTTCAGGGGCAAGGTCAGGCGCTTAACCAGTATTACAACTCTCAGCAGTATAAAGACCTTGCAGGGCAGGCACGCTATCAGAGTCTGGCAGCAGCAGAGGCAACGGGTGGATTAGGCTCTACAGCAACAGGAAACCAGTTAGCAGCAATCGCACCTACACTCGGTCAAAACTGGCTGTCAGGTCAGATGAACAACTACAACAATCTGGCAAACATTGGCCTTGGTGCTCTTACAGGTCAGGCAAACGCCGGGCAGAACTACGCTAACAACGTCAGCCAATTGTATCAACAGCAGGCAGCAGCATCTGCGGCTAATGCTAACCGACCATCAGGACTGCAATCAGCCTTGGGAGGTGCCATGAGCGGTGCGGCATCAGGGGCGATGATTGGCTCTGTGGTGCCAGGAATAGGTACGGCTGTTGGCGCTATTGGTGGCGGCATTATCGGTGGTCTTGGATCATTGTTTTAAGGTGGGAATATGGCTACTTGGCAACAAGGAATCAACTCAGGCGGTTTTCTTGCCGGTATCGGTGGGCAAAACTCAAATGCGCCAAAGGCAAGTGATGTAAGTGAGGCGTTGGCCTATATTCGCCAGAACAACGAAATGGAGCGTTCAGGTCGCAATAACATCGGTCTTCAGGCGTTGCAGGGACTTGGTAGTGTCGCTCAAACATATAAAGCCGCAAAGCAACAGGAAGCGGATGCTGCATTCCAAAAAGAATATGCGGCAGCCATCCAGTCAGGTGATCGACAGCAGGTTCGAGATCTGATGACCAAATATCCTGGTCAATTAGAGAAGATTCAGTCTGGTATGAAGTGGGCAGACGAAGACCAGCGTGATGAAATTGGCAATCTAGCGGCAGGCGGTCAAATTGCCTCCATGATGGGGGGTGATGCATTTAGCAAGTGGATTGGAAACAATGCAACCAGATTGTCTAATCAGGGGGTAGACCCACAACAACTCCTCAGCATGTATCAAAAAGACCCACAAGCAACATCACAACTTATCGGACAATATGGTCAGTTTGCATTAGGCCATGAAAAGTATTGGGATTTACAGGACAAGATGGTTGGTCGCCAGCAGGATCAGCAAAGAATTAACGAAACAATCCGTAATAATGACATGACAAATGCCAGAGGGTGGGCAAGCAACAATATTGCGCAACAAAATGTCAATCTTCGTCGGATGGAATTAGAGGACAAGAAATACGACAGACTCATCGCAAATGAAACTAATGCCTTAAAACTTGCTGAATTGCAGGACAAGAGATTGCAGAATCAGCAAGCTATGGAGCAGGCAAAGCGAGATAAGGCTGATGCGTACAACTCTGGAATGGATAATCTTTCCAGAACGATAGAGACGGCTACAAAAGTTCTTAATAGCCCAGGATTCACGGGATATTTCGGAACAAACCTAAACCCACTATCGAGTAGATTCATTCCAGGAACAGAGGCTGCTGATACAGAAACTCTGGTTGACACACTGAAATCTCAGGGATTCTTATCTGGCATTCAGCAGATGAAAGGGATGGGGGCTTTAAGTAATGCCGAGGGGCAAAAGGTAATGGATGCTATTGGTAGTTTGTCCCCAAATCAGTCTGAAAAATCAGCCAGAGCAGCTATCAAAACAATCATAAAAACCACTGAGATGGCTCAGAAACGTCTGCAACAGAAATACGGGAAGGACATACAACCGTCTCAACAGCAGCTTTCTGATGATGACCTGATTAATAAATATCTCGGAGGGCAGTAATGGCCTATAGTCGCGAACAGTTGATGATGGCGTTAAGGAATGCTGATGCTGCCGGCGATACTGAGGGAGCACGTCGCATTGCTCAGATGCTGTCTTCTGGTGATCAATCCACTCAAAACCAATTGCAACCAGAAGAACAATCTCTGGTAGGAAAAGCCACTGACTGGCTCACTGGTGGTCAAAGTGCAGGGCAAATTGCAGAACAGGCTGGTCGTGGTCTGGTAAACATACCATTTGACGTATTGCAGGGTGGCGCAAGTCTGATTAATGCAATCAGCCAGGGGCTTGGTGGCCCCAAGGTTTTGGATGATGTTTATCGCCCTGTCGATCGACCGACAGACCCTTGGGCGCAAGCCGGTGAAACAATTGGTGGGTATCTCCTGCCAATTGGCACAGCGGCAAAAGTTGCTGGAGCGCCAGCAAAGCTCGCAGGAGACATCGGTTCCGCAGGAAACATGATTGCAGGTTCTCTTGCTGATGCTGCAAATCAGGAGGGTGATTTTGCACAAAATGCTGCCATTAACGGTGGTATCAATATTGGTGCTCAGGGGATACTTTCTGGGGCTGGAAGGATCTTAACCTCTAAATCACCTCAAGTTCTTGGTGGCGGGGCAATAAATTCCGCTGCTGATGTTTCGAAAATGGCAAAGTCTGGTACAGGAAGAGAGATTATTGCCAGACAGTCAGCTAATGTGTCAGACGAAATAGCAAAAGCAGCAGATACTGCTGGAATAGATATCAACGCATTAACTCCTGGCATGAGATCAGGTAGTCGTGGTCTTGCTCAGGCGGAGGGGATTCTGGCGTCAAAGCCCGGAATTACACAGGATGCACACACCAAAGCATTCAGTGAAATAGAGTCGAAATTTAACTCAGCATTGGATGAGTTTGGGGCTGAAGCAGGAACTGCATCAGAAAAAAGTGCAGCCATAAAACAAAGGGTTTTGGCAAGTATTGATAAAATGAAAAATTCAGAAAAGGCCGCATGGGATAGCGTCCGCTCCACGATGCCTGACGCAAAGGCCAGAATGTCAAACCTGAACGCTACAATTCAGGGTGATATTTTGGCTGGCATGCCGCTAACTCCTGAGATGAAACAATTCGCATCTGCTTATGCTAAAACTGGTAAAAAAGGAATCACGTTTGATGCCATGAAGGCATGGCGAAGTAAACTTGCTGACGCAGAGCAGAAGTATATAAGGTCTGGTGAGGCAAATACGGCAAGGCGCATGGCTGAGCTTCGTGATGCAGCAACGGAAGATATGCGCATAATGGCTCAAAATGGCGGTTTTCTTGATGACTGGCAAAAAGCTAATGATCTGTCAAAGGCAAGATTTACAGCACAAGAACAGGCTGAAGCAGCGTTTGGTAGAGACCTTGCAACTGATCAGTTGGTAACTAATGGATCTAAGGCGTTACAGGGTTCAGCAAAAAGTGGAACAGGTCAGTTCCATAAAATAATAAGCGCCCTACCTGAGTCGGAACGCGCGCCAGCAATTGCATCAATATTACAAGATGCAATGTCGCAAGGGGTACGCGGAGGTAAGTCTGAAGAGGCTGGAATTAAGCATATCGCGACTATTCTTACCCCACAAAACGTGAAGGCAATTAGTCGATATTCTCCAGAACTTGGCAGGATTACAAGTTCATACGGAGAACTTGCACGAGCAGCAACAAAGCCACTTCGATATGTTGAACAGACAGGGCGATCTATGCCAGCCATTAGCACTCTTGAGAATGGCCTTCATCCAGTTTTAGAGAGCGCATTGTCTGGCGCTTTTAGAACTACTGGCACTATCGCAGGGTTCTCTGGAGGAGGCGTTATTGGAGCAATAGCGGGTGGCGCTGCAGGTGGGGCAATTGATGCAATGGCAAAAGGAGCGATAGCGAAATTATCCGCAACTAGAAGCGGTCGTTACGCTATTGAAAAGGCTGTTCAAGAGGCAACAAAGGCAGTTAAGGTTGGGGCAAGTGATGGTGCATTAGCGGCGGCGGAACGCAGATTTATGGCAAATAAGGCCGCCGTAAAAGCAATACGCGAGGCACTAGGAAACGAAGAGTTCCAGCGTTTAGCAAGAGCTGGAATTGTGGCATCGCTAAGCGGAATGGCACAGGAGTAATTAGTCATCCATGGATGGATTGAGCTTATCTCGTGTTGATGTGGCAATTTTCCCAACATTTTTCAACCAAGATTTTAAGAAGGATATGTCGTCCTTAATATCATGAATATCCTCATTCTTTATACGATCAACCTTATCCTCTAAGCTCTCTATAGAACGCTCAATGCTAGACAGAGAGATTTTTAAGTCCCCTTGCTCACGTTCCAGTGAGGATTTGAGAGCACAATATTCGTTTTCTAGAATTCCTATTTTTTTTGTTAGAGAGTGCATTCGATACTCATACACCAAACCAGAAACGACCAATGCAGCCAACAGAAACCATTCAAGCACACCAACCTCCTTAGTTTTGAGCAGGATACCAGATGATAATGTGTCGCTTCCTAAAGGATATCAAAGCAACGGGATTTCAAGGTAAACTGCGGTTGCCAAAATACTAACATCTTCATTTCTAACAAGAATATTAGGATACATTGGGTTTAGGGATACTAGGTTTGTCTCTATTTCACCAATGTAAACCTGTTTGAAGCTCAATATTTGCTCTTTATCCAATGATGCTATTACATAATCTTTGCTTTTAGCTTTTACTAGAGGGCTGAACGTGACAACCGATCCTCTGGGAAAGCTAATACCTGAACTTGTAGTCATAGCTTCACCTTCAATAGTCAATGCAAATGCAGAGTCACCAACATTGTATATTGCCGGATGAAATCTAGACGATGAATGTTCACCTGTGTTTAGGTAATGCATAACTTCATCTAGTTTGAGAATTGGTATTTGCTTTACCAGAACGTCAGGCATGACGTTTTTTGTTCCTGGACCCTGACCTTCACCTAGAGCTAACCACTCAGCCGTAGTACCTAATGCGTTGGCTAATGCCTGCAATACACGAAGCCGTGGTTTAGCCTCACCACCCTCGTATGCAGCTATTTGACGTTGAACAACACCAGCTAATTTTGACAACTGCGCCTGCGTCATACCCCTGGACTGTCTTGCCAGAGATACTCTTGATGGGAATTGATCGTCAAAATTCATTAGTTCACCATAAAAAATTCATTGACTCATACTGAGTGTGAGTGAATAATCAAACTGCAAAAAGTGAGATTATGAGTTTTTCAAAAACAGGAGTGCATAATGACTGAAAAGATATCTTCCATCAAGCCGCGTCAGGTTCGTTTTACAGAAAAGGTTGATTCACATATCCGCGAATCAGCAAAAAGATGCCATAGGTCAATTCAGGCAGAGATAGCTTATCGAATGGAGTTATTGATGAAACTTGAGGCAAAGGGCGATGTTGTCATCCAATAAAAATAGTGAAGCCCGGCAGTGCGCGAACACAAACCGGGCCTCTATGTCAGTAACCGTATGCAAGGAAACTAACATGAATATTGTAGCAAAATCAGATTATAACTTCCAAGGATTCACTTTTAACCCTGTAACAGAGGGCGGGTCTATCTGGTTCACCTCCACCGAACTAGCTAAGGCTCTCGGCTATAAAAAAACTGATGCCATCAGCCAAATTTATGCCCGTAATGCTGACGAATTTTCCGACTCAATGTCATTGACCCTCAATATGAAGGTCAACGGAATAAACAATAGCTTACGTAACAAATCGGTCAGAGTTTACTCGCTCCGAGGCGCTCACTTGGTGGCGATGTTTGCTTCTACGCCCAAGGCCAAAGAGTTCCGCCGCTGGGTGCTGGATATTTTGGATCGGCAGGCAGAATGCTCACCGATTGCAAAACAGTTTACTGACGAAGAACTGGTTAATCTCTGCTACTTACAATTGTGGATGGAGAAGAGTCAACAAATGTGCAAACACATCTACCCAGGAATGAAGCAAATTGGTTCTGAGCTTTCAGGAAGAATATACGATATTGCATATGAGACTCGCTATATGTCAGAAGAAACCAAGAAATCACTTCTTCGTGAAATGAAGAATCTTGATACCAACAATTTTGTCGTAAAGAACGCTCAGCCAATGCTGGCAAAACTTAGCGGCGAGGAATGGATTCATTGATTGGTGCACAGGACAGCGCAAAAGAAAACCGCCAGTGTGCTGCTGGCGGCCTATGTCACACCCTTACTACCACATAAGGAATGCCTAATGACTTTTAAGAATGTAGCAAACATCGGATCCGTTGTCACGGATAAAACCATTGACAGCCAGCGCCTGCTTGAGATGGTAAATCAGGCTCGTAGACAGTGCGGTGAGCCGGAGGTTCGTAATAACAAATTCATCGAGAAAATTGAAGATGAATTGGATGGAGAGCACTACACAAAAAGTGTAGTGCAAAAAGCGAACAAAACTTCGATGGTTATCATTGAGATGTCAATCAAGCAAGCATTGCGAGTTGCCGCTCGCGAGTCAAAAGCCGTTCGCCGCTCACTGGTAGACCAACTTGAAAGTATGCAAGAAGCGCACATTAAAAGCGGTAAATCAGCGAGTGGACTTGTTGAGTATCGTCAAGCGCGAACATTGAAAATGACGGTTGAAGCTGTTACCAATCTGTTCGATCTGATGCCAAATCTTGCGCCTGAGGCAAAGCAGACAGCGGCAGCAAGTATAATCAACCCGCTCGTTGGTTTTAATGCAATACCTCTTCCGGCAATAGAATTGAAGTGGTCAACAAAAACTGGCCACCGAGTTAGAGTTTTTTCCAGTATCGATTTTCCGATTCGTTTGGTGGTAACCCACCATTATATTCGTGCGGTCTTAGTGCGCTGTAATATCCAACGATATAGTCCGTTATTGCGTGAGCTGCATCGCTGAAGCTTACATAGCCCGTCGCCGGCACCCATTCGTTCTTCAGACTCCTGAAGAAGCGCTCCATTGGGCTGTTATCCCAGCAGTTTCCACGCCGACTCATACTCTGCCTGATCCGGTATCTCCACAGTAACTGCCGGAACTGCCTGCTCGTATAATGACTGCCTTGATCGCTGTGGAACATCACCCCGACGGGCTTACCACGGGTTTCCCATGCCATTTCCAGTGCTTTCATGGTAAGCCTGCTGTCCGGCGAGAACGACATGGCCCAGCCCACTGGTTTTCTTGCGAACAGGTCGAGAACAACGGCGAGGTACGCCCAGCGCTTACCCGTCCAGATATAGGTCACATCACCGCACCACACCTGATTTGGCTCGGTCACGGCGAACTGCCGTTCAAGGTAGTTAGGGATAGCAACATGTTCATGACCACCACGTTTATACCGGTAAGTCGGCTGCTGACAGCTGACCAGCCCCAGCTCTTTCATGAGTCTGCCAGCAAGCCAGCGCCCCATCTGGTAGCCTCTCTGGGTTGCCATTGTGGCGATGCTTCTTGCTCCGGCAGAGCCGTGGCTGATGCCATGCAGTTCAAGTACCTGGCTGCGTAATACAGCCCGTCTGCCGTCTGGCTTTTCAGGACGGTTTTTCCAGTATTTGTAGCTGCTGCGATGGACCCCGAACACATGGCAGAGAGTGGCCACAGGATAACGCGCCCTGAGTTTCCCGATTATCGAGAACTGTTCAGGGAGTCTGACATCAAGAGCGCGGTAGCCTTTTTTAATATTTCATTTTCCATTTCAATACGTTGTAGCTTTTTCCTGAGCTCACGGATTTCAATTTGTTCCGGGGTAATAGGGGAGGCTTTTGGTGTTTTTCCCTGCCGCTCATCACGTAATTGTTTCACCCATCGCGTCATTGTGGAAAGGCCGACATCCATAGCGCTGGCTGCATCTGCCACGGTGTAATTCTGGTCAACGACCAGTTGAGCGGATTCGCGTTTAAACTCTGCGCTGAAATTTCTTTTTTTCATTATGGCACCTGTGTTGTTCTGAGGTGAGCATATCACCTCTGTTCAGGTGGCCAAATTCAGTAAACCACTTCAAAGAGCATTACTACTCAGCAGGGGAGGTTGCAGAGCAGCTTGGAGTAACGGCCAACAAGATTGGTCGCATTGCTAACGCAAACAACCTCAAAACTGAGCAGTACGGGAAGTTCTTCCTGGATAAATCTGCGCATTCCAGCAAACAGGTGGAAGCATTCCGCTACAATGCGGAAGGTGTTAAAGCACTACAACACCTGATTCATGGGAGTAATGTTGCATAATGGCAAAGAAAAAATATGGCATTATGCCGCCAAGAATCAAAGGAAGAGCCAGGGTAAAAGGCGATGCTGGAAGGTATCACATTCTTGGAGTTCTGTGGCATGAGAGAGCTTTAATTTTAAGTAGACCTCATGGGTACATTGAAAAGGTATCTATAGATAGAGTAGAGATTCTTCCCCTTACACCTGAAGAAGAAGAAACGTACGGACTTTTTGATAACTAACCAACTAAACCCGCTTAATCGCGGGTTTTTTCTTTTCTAAGGATATCAGCCACAACTTCTTTTACTCGTTCCGAGATTAATGAGGCCAGCCTCTCTTCTTCATCACGATACCCGCTTACAGGTGATGGTTTGGAGAGTGATTCTTCCATCGTAGCCACAATTTCGGAATTGATAGACCTGTTATTCATTTTTGCACGCTGCTTAATCTTAGCGTGCAACTCGTGTGTAAGCCTCAAGTGGAACTGCGCCTCATCGTATTTGCTGTACATCATCAATGCCTCACCAAATGGGTGGAATGGCATCGTAAAACCCACTGTACAAATCAACAATCGTACCGTTTCGGTATGTAACAAATGCCAACCGTAGCCATGCTGCGGCGATTCATTGTATCTGGAGCAAATTAAATGACAGACATTACAGCCAATGTTGTAGTGAGTATGCCTTCGCAACTCTTCACTATGGCGCGTTCTTTTAAAGCCGTAGCCAATGGCAAAATTTATATCGGTAAAATTGACACTGACCCGGTAAATCCTGAAAACCAGATTCAGGTTTATGTAGAGAATGAGGATGGTTCTCACGTTCCTGTTGCACAGCCAATCATCATTAACGCTGGCGGGTATCCTGTATATAACGGGCAGATTGCCAAATTCGTAACTGTGAAAGGCCATTCTATGGCTGTATATGATGCATATGGCACTCAGCAGTTTTATTTTCCAAATGTATTAAAATACGATCCTGATCAACTTAGGACAGAGATTTTTTCTGACCGTATGCTGTTAATTACGCCACAGCATTATGGGGCGAAAGGTGACGGTGTTAACGATGATACGGTGGCATTTATTGCAGCAGCAAATGCTATTGGAGAGGGTGGAAAACTATATGTGCCAACTGGAACATATAGTTTGACTGGCCCCGTTAATATACCACCAGTAAATATGTACGGTGATGGGCAGGGTGAAACGGTTATTGTGTTTGACAATACCACATCACCAAAAGACGGCTTTGTTTTCGCTGCACCAACAAAATATGATATTGAATTTGGTTTAAGTCACCTTACAGTTAAAACAAAAGGTGGGAATGGAGATAATGCCATATATACCCCAAGAGGTGCCGGGCTTAACCATCTAAGGCCAAAACCAACATTTAGATTTTTATCTTTCTGTTCTGAGACTGCAAATGTTGAATATGATGAATTTGCACAGAAATACGGCTGGAAATGGAATTTTAACTGCGGTGATAGTTGGCAATTCACAATCGAACGCATTGATGCTGTTGGATGTTATCAGATAGCCAAAAGTTATAATGAACAGTTCCTTGATGGATTCATTCGCACCGCTCCAGAAGAGGGGATTTTATCAATGCGTGTGAGTGATATCACAACGCATAATGTTGCAAATTTTTTTGAAATTAAGCAGAAGACATATTTTACATTGCTTAATATTGATGCCGCCAAGGCATTACGAGGCATTTACGACGCTGATGATCGTATATTTGAAACGAATCGTTATGCTTATGGTGAATGTATATGCACAAATGTTGGTATTAATGCCCAACTTGAACCAGTACGGCTGGATAACAGATTCCTTCTCATCATGAATGGTATGTTTATTCACCGCGCAGCAAAAGGTTACGATCATGGTCTGGAATGGGTTGGTCTTAAGCTTAGTCGTGCTCGCGTGTGTTCATTCCAGGGAGTTGAGATCGGCACTGCCAGAGGGTATTCAGGGACTAAGAAAGGGATTGTTCTTGACGCCGGTGATGCAAATAACTTTACCAATGTAACTTTTGGTTTGCTTGATGTGTGCGCACAGATTGGCGATTCCAATTCACAGTATGGTGCCAACTTTGCAACATGCTTTAATAATGTGAGCATTAATGCTGACACCGTATTGTTATTCGATTTGCAGCTGTGCAGAAATTTCCATTGTGATGGATACGGAGCATCTTCTGCCTACACTCTTCAGCAATTCCATAGGAACAGTGATAACACAAGCAATACTTATACATTTAGCAATGTAGGTAAACACAATCTCTACACTGACAACTCGCTGTATCTACATAATTCTGCTTCGCTGGAGAACGGGAAGAATATACGTATTGATACACGAAACGGATTGTCTGTTAGCACTCAAACCGATACTGGTTCCGCAGGAAATAACTTCCTTATAATTCGTAGGACTGGTGTTGATATAGACAGCTTTGAGTTAAGGACTCGTAGTACAGCAGGTGCATATACATATATTAATACACCTGAAACTCATTTTTCTGGCCTTATAAAACCAACTGTTGATAATGTTAACTCAAACGGAACATCAGCATTTCGATGGTCACAGGTATACGCTGGTACTGGCAGTATCAACACGTCGAATGAAGAGCTTAAATTGCGTATTAAGGCTGACGAGAAAACAACAGAATCAGAGCGTCTTGCTGCGCTTGAAATAAAGGAAAATATCTGGAGGTTTAAATTTAAAGATGCAGTAAAGATCAAGAGTGATGGCGCTCGGATTCATTTCGGCGTTGGTGCACAAACTGTAGGTAATATTCTCAGAAAATACGGTCTTGACCCTAATAACTATGCGTTCTGGTGTTATGATGAATGGGATGATATTTATGCTCCAGAGGTATTGATTAGGAGTGTTAAAAACAATGAAACAGGAGAGTGGTACGACGAGGAATATTACACAGGAAGGCAGGTTATTATTAAACCTGCTGGCTATCAGTATGGCATCAGATACGAAGAACTTCTGATGTTTATTCTTATGTTTATTTAAAATATAGCGCAGGGATGCGCTATTCAACAATTTCACCGGATGGAAGAATTGTAAATCTCTTATAAGATGCCTTCTTTTTATCTTTTACAGCATTAAACTGCTCTAAAAAAGTCGTCGGTGTCCTTGTATCAATCCCAATAAATGAGCTTAAATCATATTCCCACCATTGGCTATCCAGTAACTCTTTGATGATTGATTCATCAAATCTGTACCCTAGGTGTTTTGCAGAAACGCCACCTACGATTGAATATGGCTCGACATTTTTGGTGACAATAGCGCCAGCAGCAATAACAGCGCCAGTACCAATAGTTATACCTCGCCTGATAACCGCATTTGCACCTATCCATACGTCATGACCAATTCTTGGTATACCATGCTTCTGTTGAGAGAGGTCGCGCTGCATTCCTATACCATCAGGGATTTTAAAACCATTTTTTGATCCAAAGAAAAAAGGATGCGTAGAAAAATACCCAGTTTCATGCTCGCCAAGGCCAATTTTTACTCCTGGAGCAACTGAACAAAATCTACCCATCGTAAAGCCGCCGAGCATACAATTAGCGCCAAAGTAGGAGAATGCTCCAACATTTATTGGGGCAACAACAAGACATGAAGCATGAAAAAAACATTGCTCCTCGAAGCTAACTTTTGCTTGTGGAGTCATCTGAACGCTTAACATTGCATCAATCACCATATCTTAAACACAAACTTTGACAAGCTAACATATTAATCATGAACGGAAAACCATAAAACAACGAGACGTGCGTCTGGTGACAGATTCCTGCATCGCAGTTAAAGCAGAATTACCTATGAGACAAAACTAAGGTACACAAAGCTTTGCACTGGATTGCAAGGATTTGTGCTCTTCTATGCTGGGTGGCTACATGTTTGAAGATCGTTGTGCCGTATTTGTGACATACACATGACAACATCATGCATCAACTTTCTGTTTGTGCCATCAACTATTGCTTGGTGAATGCGGTTAATGCTTGCTAAAACAGATAGTTATGATTGGTTCTACAGATTCGTAATGCGAAGGTCGTAGGTTCGACTCCTATTATCGGCACCATTTAAATCAATAAGTTACACATCATTAGTACCTTCCTTATTTTTTGACTGGGACAAATTTGGGACCGATGGGTTCAGAATCGAGTCTATTTGCCGTGCGTGTTCGGTAAGGTGATTAGGCGCGAGGTGAGCATATCGACGAACCATTTCGATAGACTCCCAGCCACCCATTTCCTGTAACACTGACAACGGGACTCCGGCTTGAACCAGCCAACTTGCCCAGGTGTGTCTCAAGTCGTGAAATCTGAAATCATCAATACCAGCTCGTCTCAGCGCCGCTTTCCAGGCTGTGTTTGCGTCATACCGCATCTTCCTTACTGTTGGCGCTTTCGTTCCGTCTGGTTTGGTACAGCTTTCCTTGTACACAAATACCCAACGGTGATGATTCCCGATTTGTTTTTTCAAAACGCGACATGCAGTATCATTCAGCGCAACGCCGATTGCGCGGTTTGATTTACTCTCTTCCGGGTTTATCCATGCCACCCGGCGCTGCATATCTATTTGTTGCCATTCAAGGTTGATGATGTTCGAGCGTCTTAAACCTGTTGCCAGTGCAAATTCAACAACAGACTTTAATGGCTCCGGACATTCATCAATCAGCCTTTGTGCTTCATGGGGCTCCAGCCAGCGGATCCGTTTATTCTTTGGTTGAGGCACTTTAATAATTGGTGCCTTATCCAGCATTTTCCATTCACGCTCTGCGGCTCTTAGTAGGGCCTTTATAAATGAAAGATGCGTAGCCTTCGTTGCAACGGACGCTGGTTTTGGCGTGTATTCTGGAACAGGTTTCCCTTTTTTTCTGCATGCTTCTGCCCTGAGTTTCCAGTTTTCCTCATGACGCCGGTTCGTCATTTTCTGCATTGCTGAATAAATTTTTGATTCAGTAATGTCTCTTAGTTGCATTCCTGCGAAATGTTGAAGCCAGAATCCGATCCGGCTTTTGTCATCGTCCAGTGATTTTTTATGTGCTTTCTCTTCGAGCCACCTGATACACGCCTCCTCGAACGTCATATCAGGTATTTCACCAAGTTTGCTGACCCGCCATGCTTCAGCCTTTAGCTTGTCATGGAGCTCTGTCGCCTGCCTTTTGTCCTTTGTTCCAAGAGACTGTTTAAATCTTTTACCGTTCGGCAATGTGAAACTGGCGTACCATATTTCACTTCTGCGGAAGAGTGACATTTTCTTTCCTCTGTTATGCCATCACCCGCGCTCACCTTGATAGTATGCAGCGGAGACTGAAGCGCCGCAATGCAGGCTTGTCGCGTTGTGAGGTAAGGAGATTTTGGTTTAGTGGGGTCTTTGCGTGTTGCCTGTAGGCGGCCTGTTCGTATCCAGTTGGTGGCGGTTGGTCTGGATATCTTAAGAAACTGACAGGCCTCATCGAGTGTGAGGCTGTATGATTCCATGGTTACCTCTGCTTTTTGAACGCATGTCACGTAACTTCTTAATGTGTTCTGCCGTTTCGATCTCTTCTGCTATCCGATCTGCATCAGCTTTATTCACAGGTTCAAAGTCATGATTAAAGCGGAACATGCTGGCGATACATGTTCTGCCTTTTCGGATGTAGTGAACTTTGTTGTGGGTAGAACGCAGGATTTTGCAGGGAGTGCCGTGGTGGTCGACGTACCAGGTGTTAGGAAAAATGATTCTGAACATTTTTACACCTCAGTTGGACGATGTTGAAATTTGCTGCTTTGAGGCCATCACAATCCCCATTGTTTGTTCTTAAGTTCGATCTCCTCCTGGCAACTTGCACAAGTCCGACAACCCTGAACGGCCAGGCGTCTTCGTTCATCTATGGGATCGCCACACTTACAACAATGAGTGGCAGATATAGCCTGGTGGTTCAGACGACGCATTTTTATTGCTGTATTGCGCTGTAATTCTTCGATTTCTGATGCTGAATCAATGATGTCTGCCATCTTCCATTAATCCCTGAATTGTTGGTTAATACGCTTGAGGATGAATGCGAACAATAAAAAAGGAGCCTGTAGCTCCCTGATGATTTTGCTTTTCATGTTCACCGTTCCTTAAAGACGCCGTTTAACATGCCGATCGCCAGGCTTAAATGAGTCGGTGTGAATCCCATCAGCGTTACCGTTTCGCGGTGCTTCTTTAGTACGCTACGGCAAATGTCATCGACGTTTTTATCCGGAAACTGCTGTCTGGCTTTTTTGATTTCAGAATTAGCCTGACGGGCAATGCTGCGAAGGGCGTTTTCCTGCTGAGGTGTCATTGAACAAGTCCCATGTCGGCAAGCATAAGCACACAGAATATGAAGCCCGCTGCCAGAAAAATGCATTCCGTGGTTGTCATGCAGCCTCCCGACGGGCAAGAATCCTTGAGCCGAACGCCATCAACTCTCCACGATCAACGGTCGTAAAGTGGCAGTGTGTACGGGGGTATGGGTGCCAGATAATGAGCATCGAGCCTTTATTATTTCCACTGACGGGTTTCTCAGTGAGTGGGTTAATAAATGCCAGTCGTCCTGCCGTGATGAATCTGACCTCACTGGCGGTTTGTATCGCTTCATGAAACCATCCGACAGATGTGTCAGCAGGCAATAACATTACACATCCCACACTACTGAATTTGTTTTCAGTGGCTGCCTTTTTCACAAAAGGGGAAATATTGCTGTATGGTGGATTCAACCAGACATAACCAGAGGCATATCCCATTGCTTCAGGCCATGAAGTGGTTAATGTGTTCTGCTCCTGTGAGATAAAAAGCCGACATAGTCGGTTTTTTTCGCTGGCGGCAGCATCAAGTTGAAAAACGAACTCTGCATTAAGCGCAGCAAAAATCTCTGGTGGTGTGCGCCAGCTGTCGCGATGTTCGGCAGGAGTATTGCTTCCGGTGAAATCAGTCATACAGCCCCCGTTTATTATTTATCTCCTCAGCCAGCCGCTGTGCTTTCAGGGGATTTCGGATAACAGAAAGGCCGGGAAATACCCAGCCTCGCTTTGTAACGGAGTAGACGAAAGTGATCGTGCCTACCCGGATATTATCGTGAGGATGCTTCATCGCCATTGCTCCCCAAATGCAAAACCAATTTCAGCCAGTGCCTCGTCCATTTTTTCGATGAACTCCGGCACCATCTCGTCAAAACTCGCCATGTACTTTTCATCCCGCTCAACCACGACATAATGCAGGCCTTCACGCTTCATACGCGGGTCATAGTTGGCAAAGTACCAGGCATCTTTTCGCGTCACCCACATGCTGTACTGCACCTGGGCCATGTAAGCCGACTTTATGGCCTCGAAACCACCGAGCCGGAACTTCATGAAATCCCGGGAGGTAAACGGGCATTTCAGCTCAAGGCCATTGCCGTCACTGCATAAACCATCGGGAGAGCAGGCGGTGCGCATACTTTCGTCGCGATAGATGATCGGGGATTCAATAACATTTACGCCGGAAGTGAACTCAAACAGGGTTCTGGCGTCGTTCTCGTACTGTTTTCCCCAGGCCAGCGCTTTAGCGTTAACTTCCGGAGCCACACCGGTGCAAACCTCAGCCAGCAGGGTGTGGAAGTAGGACATTTTCATGTCAGGCCACTTCTTTCCTGATCGGGGCTTTGCTATCACGTTGTGAACTTCTGAAGCGGTGATGACGCCGAGCCGTAATTTGTGCCATGCATCATCCCCCTGTTCGACAGCTCTCACGTCGATCCCGGTACGCTGCAGTATAATGTCCGGTGTCATGCTGCCACCTTCTGCTCAGTGGCTTTCTGTTTCAGGAATCCAAGAGCTTTCACTGCTTCGGCCTGTGTCAGTTCTGACGATGCGCGAATGTCGCGGCGAAATATCTGGGAACAGAGCGGCAATAAGTCGTCATCCCATGTTTTATCCAGGGCAATCAGCAGAGTGTTAATCTCCTGCATGGTTTCATCGTTAACCGGAGTGATGTCGCGTTCCGGCTGACGTTCTGCAGTGTATGCGGTATTTTCGACAATGCGCTCGGCTTCATCCTTGTCATAGATACCAGCAAATCCGAAGGCGAGACGGGCACACTGAATCATGGCTTTATGCCGTAACATCCGTTTGGGATGCGACTGCCACGGCCCCGTGATTTCTCTGCCTTCGCGGGTTTTGAATGGTTCGCGGCGGCATTCATCCATCCACTCGGTAACGCAGATCGGATGATTGCGGTCTTTGCGGTAAATCCGGCATGTGCAGGATTCATTGTCCTGCTCAAAGTCCATGCCATCAAACTGCTGGTTTTCATTGATGATGCGGGACCAGCCATCAACGCCCACCACCGGAACGATGCCGTTCTGCTTGTCAGGGAAGGCGTAAATTTCTTTCGTCCACGGATTAAGGCCGTACTGGTTGGCGACGATCAACAATGCGATGAACTGCGCATCGCTGGCATCACCTTTAAATGCCGTCTGGCGAAGAGTGGTGATCAGTTCCTGTGGGTCGACAGAATCCATGCCGACACGTTCAGCCAGCTTCCCAGCCAGCGTTGCGAGTGCTGTACTCATCCGTTTTATACCTCTGAATCAATATCAACCTGGTGGTGAGCAATGGTTTCAACCATGTACCGGATGTGTTCTGCCATGCGCTCCTGAAACTCAACATCGTCATCGAACGCACGGGTAATGGCTTTTTTGCTGACCCCGTGGCGTTGCAAATGATCGATGCATAGCGATTCAAACAGGTGCTGGGGCAGGCCTTTTTCCATGTCGTCTGCCAGTTCTGCCTCTTTCTCTTCACGGGCGATCTGCTGGTAGTGACGCGTCCAGCTCTGAGCCTCAAGACGATCCTGAATGTAATAAGCGTTCATGGCTGAACTCCTGAAATAGCTGTGAAAATATCGCCCGCGAAATGCCGGGCTGATTAGGAAAACAGGAAAGGGGGTTAGTGAATGCTTTTGCTTGATCTCAGTTTCAGTATTAATATCCATTTTTTATAAGCGTCGACGGCCTCACGAAACATCTTTTCATCGCCAATAAAAGTGGCGATAGTGAATTTAGTCTGGATAGCCATAAGTGTTTGATCCATTTTTTGGGACTCCTGGCTGATTAAGTATGTCGATAAGGCGTTTCCATCCGTCACGTAATTTACGGGTGATTCGTTCAAGTAAAGATTCGGAAGGGCAGCCAGCAACAGGCCACCCTGCAATGGCATATTGCATGGTGTGCTCCTTATTTATACATAACGAAAAACGCCTCGAGTGAAGCGTTATTGGTATGCGGTAACGCCGCGCTCAGGCGGCTTTGATAGTCATATCATCTGAATCAAATATTCCTGATGTATCGATATCGGTAATTCTTATTCCTTCGCTACCATCCATTGGAGGCCATCCTTCCTGACCATTTCCATCATTCCAGTCGAACTCACACACAACACCATATGCATTTAAGTCGCTTGAAATTGCTATAAGCAGAGCATGTTGCGCCAGCATGATTAATACAGCATTTAATACAGAGCCGTGTTTATTGAGTCGGTATTCAGAGTCTGACCAGAAATTATTAATCTGGTGAAGTTTTTCCTCTGTCATTACGTCATGGTCGATTTCAATTTCTATTGATGCTTTCCAGTCGTAATCAATGATGTATTTTTTGATGTTTGACATCTATTCATATCCTCATAGATAAAAAATCGCCCTCACACTGGAGGGCGAAGAAGATTTCCAATAATCAGAACAAGTCGGCTCCTGTTTAGTTACGAGCGACATTGCTCCGTGTATTCACTCGTTGGAATGAATACACAGTGCAGTGTTTATTCTGTTATTTATGCCAAAAATAAAGGCCACTATCAGGCAGCTTTGTTGTTCTGTTAACCAAGTTCTCTGGCAATCATTGCCGTCGTTCGTATTGCCCATTTATCGACATATTTCCCATCTTCCATTACAGGAAACATTTCTTCAGGCTTAACCATGCATTCCGATTGCAGCTTGCATCCATTGCATCGCTTGAATTGTCCACACCATTGATTTTTATCAATAGTCGTAGTCATACGGATAGTCCTGGTATTGTTCCATCACATCCTGAGGATGCTCTTCGAACTCTTCAAATTCTTCTTCCATATATCACCTCAAATAAGTTGTTTGCTGCGAAAGTAAATACGCTTAAGTTACCTGTTATTTATCCCACCAAGTTCCGTATCTATCTATCCAGTTACACCAATCATCGACACTCCATTTTGTTGTGTCGCATTTTGGCAACTGGCATGAATATCTACCTTCTTTGTAAAGTCGGCGTTTGACTTTCTTGAGCATGGCTCACCTCAATCGTAATAAGCTGGAATTGATTTTCCGCGTTGCTTCTGGCGGCCTGAGCAAGTCACACCCATTTCACAGCGTGGCTTGCTGTACCATGTGCGCTGATTCTTGCGCTCAATACGTTGCAGGTTGCTTTCAATCTGTTCGTGGTATTCAGCCAGCACCGTAAGGTCTATCGGATTCAGTGCGCTTTCTACTCGTGATTTCGGTTTGCGATTCAGCGAGAGAATAGGGCGGTTAACTGGTTTTGCGCTTACCCCAACCAACAGGGGATTTGCTGCTTTCCATTGAGCCTGTTTCTCTGCGCGACGTTCGCGGCGGCGTGCTTGTGCATCCATCTGGATTCTCCTGTCAGTTAGCTTTGAGTAACGCGCCGTGATGCTTATCTCCACGGTTGCTGTCTTGCAGCTGCATTTCGCGCTACTCAAAGCCTTCTGCTTTGAATGCTGCCCTTCTTCAGGGCTAAATTTTTAAGAGCCTCACCTTCAATGGTGGTCAGTGCGTCCTGCTGATGGCTAAATAGTACGATTTGTACTTTATCGAGTCAATACAAAATGTTCTAAATATAATTAGTTTTTTATAACGCTTTGTATTTAATGGGTTTATATTTTGGAAAAAGAAAACCCGGCGCTGAGGCCGGGTTTGGAGTGCATCACTCTGGTTCGCTGGGGAATATATTTATCAATTGCCCTGTTGAAATGTGCCCATTTTCTACAACCTCTAGGTATGAAATTTCAACAGTTGATTCTTTGGCTACAGCATTCAAAAACTCAAGAAGCTCATCAGTAGATGTTATGTCGGCTGAGGTTTTTATGGTGAAAGATTCACCATTTGAAACCCTTATGACGTCAATATTTATGTCCTGATTTGTTTCTCCCGAGCGACGAACGCCCGTGACATAAAAGTTATCTCTTCTAGTTTCCTTTTTTCGATCAATTGATTGTCTTTGGTTTAAGGTATTCAACTGTTCTCTATTTACCACTCTCTGACCAATTGTTACCCTCTCAACTGACGAGTCTTGAGCAAGCTTTTTAAGCAACTTGCTTTTACCATCCTCGCCGTGAGCCAGAACCTCTCTGCTAATGTTTGTTTGACCGCTAATCAACAACTTGAGCACATTGTCTTGTGCTTCGTTTACCGCTTTGGTGCTTTTTTCCACCAATTGCACCTGAGAATCTTGGTCATGTCGCTGTGTTTCGTAGTACTCATTGATCCACTTATAGCCTACCGTGCTGGCAGCTAAGACGATAGCGGCGACGGCGCATAGTGCTTGCCTTCCTGTCATTTTGCCTATCGCTTGAGTAAACACTGTCACCACTCCGTTTACAATCGGATCTGAGTCACCATCCGCTTGGCTTGAGCCTTCGCTTATTCGGTAGACAATATCCAGCAAACCTTTCTCTGCATCTTTTAGCTTCTGCCGATTATGAGTGCTGTGACTGACTACCGTAAATGCTTTTTGTATTTCATGCGTAAGCTCTGCCATACCAAAAAGCATTGACGCAGTCAATGAAGAATTATATCTATTTGGATCGCCTTTTACATTAATATTGATCTTTGGCCATCCACTGAAAACTACGTTAGGGAATGTGAAGTCGCTTGAGTCGATATCCTTCCTTCCGAGCATTTCTGTTACAAAAGATACAAAGTCGTCTTCTGACTTGATAACATATTGCGCAGGTTGATCAATCGCTGACATTCTTAATCCTTAACATCCATTCCTATCACCCAAACGTCTCTTCTGGCCACTGGCTGGCGATAACTTTCCCTACAACGGAACAGCTATCATTGCATGGGATCATTGGATATTGCGGGTTTAGTGGTTGTAGGAACACCTGACCGCTATCCCTGATCAGTTTCTTGAAGGTAAACTCGTCACCACCAAGTCTGGCTATGCAGAAATCACCTGGCTCAACAGCCTGCTCAGGGTCAACGAGAATTAACATCCCGTCAGGAAAGCTTGGCTTGGATCCTGTTGGTGCGGTCATGGAATTACCTTCAACTTCAAGCCAAAACGCACAATCACTGGCTTTTTTGGTTGTGCTGACCCATCTCTCCGCATCACCTTTGGTAAAGGTTCTAAGCTCAGGCGAGAACATCCCGGCCTGAACATGAGAAAAAACAGGGTACTCATATTGTTTTTTAACGGGGGCAGATGAGTATTCGCCAACAGGTGAAAATGTACCGTCGTGGTTGAATGAGACGTTATCAATACCAAGGTATTTAAACACCACACCAATCTCGTCAAGAGATGGATGACGAGATCCGCGCAACCAGTGACCAATTCCACCCTGCGTCATACCAAGCTCTTCAGCCAACTTCTCTTGAGTTATGCCGAGCTCTTTCATTCTGGATCTAGCCAGTTCATACCATTTCATTTTCATATCCTTATTATTACGCTCTGTACTAAAACCATCCATGCACAAGATGTATTTTTTGTTTGCATTCCAAAAGTACATATCGTATTATTGTCTCATGGTTACTATGGAGGGCATATGAGCAACCTACGAAAATATCGAGAGTCACTGAATATCTCTCAAACAACACTTGCTAAGGCGGTTGGATGCACACAGGGAGCTATTGGGCATTGGGAATCTGGTCGTCGCTTCCCAGACCTTAAAACATGCCGCGCTCTTGTTGCATGCCTAAACAAGTTAGGCGCAAAAGTCAGTCTTGATGACGTGTTCCCTCCGGAACACAAAGCCGCTTAAGACATTCCCGCTCTTACACATTCCAGCCCTGAAAAAGGGCATCAAATTAAACCACACCTATGGTGTATGCATTTATTTGCATACATTCAATCAATTGTTATCTAAGGAAATACTTACATATGGTTCGTGCAAACAAACGCAACGAGGCTCTACGAATCGAGAGTGCGTTGCTTAACAAAATCGCAATGCTTGGAACTGAGAAGACAGCGGAAGCTGTGGGAGTTGATAAGTCGCAGATCAGCAGGTGGAAGAGAGACTGGATTCCAAAGTTCTCAATGCTGCTTGCTGTTCTTGAATGGGGGGTCGTTGACGACGACATGGTTCGATTGGCGCGACAAGTTGCTGCGATTCTCACCAATAAAAAACGCCCGGCGGCAACCGAGCGTTCTGAACAAATCCAGATGGAGTTCTGAGGTCATTACTGGATCTATCAACAGGAGTCATTATGACAAATACAGCAAAAATACTCAACTTCGGCAGAGGTAACTTTGCCGGACAGGAGCGTAATGTGGCAGATCTCGATGATGGTTACGCCAGACTATCAAATATGCTGCTTGAGGCTTATTCGGGCGCAGATCTGACCAAGCGACAGTTTAAAGTGCTGCTTGCCATTCTGCGTAAAACCTATGGGTGGAATAAACCAATGGACAGAATCACCGATTCTCAACTTAGCGAGATTACAAAGTTACCTGTCAAACGGTGCAATGAAGCCAAGTTAGAACTCGTCAGAATGAATATTATCAAGCAGCAAGGCGGCATGTTTGGACCAAATAAAAACATCTCAGAATGGTGTATCCCTCAAAACGAGGGAAAATCCCCTAAAACGAGGGATAAAACATCCCTCAAATTGGGGGATTGCTATCCCTCAAAACAGGGAGACACAAAAGACACTATTACAAAAGAAAAAAGAAAAGATTATTCGTCCGAGAATTCTGGCGAATCCTCTGACCAGCCAGAAAACGATCTTTCTGTGGTTAAACCGGATGCTGCAATTCAGAGCGGCAGCAAGTGGGGAACAGCAGAAGACCTGACCGCCGCAGAGTGGATGTTTGACATGGTGAAGACCATCGCGCCATCAGCCAGAAAACCGAATTTTGCTGGGTGGGCTAACGATATCCGCCTGATGCGTGAACGTGACGGACGTAACCACCGCGATATGTGTGTGCTTTTCCGCTGGGCCTGCCAGGACAACTTCTGGTCCGGTAACGTGCTGAGTCCGGCCAAACTCCGCGACAAGTGGACCCAGCTCGAAATCAACCGTAACAAGCAACAGGCAGGCGTGACAGCCAGCAAACCAAAACTCGACCTGACAAACACTGACTGGATTTACGGGGTGGATTTATGAAAAACATCGCCGCACAGATGGTTAACTTTGACCGTGAGCAGATGCGCCGGATCGCCAACAACATGCCGGAACAGTACGACGAAAAGCCGCAGGTACAACAGGTAGCGCAGATCATCAATGGTGTGTTCAGCCAGTTACTGGCAACTTTCCCGGCGAGCCTGGCTAACCGTGACCAGAATGAACTGAACGAAATCCGCCGCCAGTGGGTTCTGGCTTTCCGGGAAAATGGGATCACCACGATGGAACAGGTTAACGCTGGAATGCGCGTAGCCCGTCGGCAGAATCGACCATTCCTGCCATCACCCGGGCAGTTTGTTGCCTGGTGCCGGGAAGAAGCATCCGTTACCGCCGGGCTGCCAAACGCCAGCGAGCTGGTTGATATGGTTTACGAGTATTGCCGGAAGCGAGGCCTGTATCCGGATGCGGAGTCTTATCCGTGGAAATCAAACGCGCACTACTGGCTGGTTACCAACCTGTATCAGAACATGCGGGCCAATGCGCTTACTGATGCGGAATTACGCCGTAAGGCCGCAGATGAGCTTGTCCATATGACTGCGAGAATTAACCGTGGTGAGGCGATCCCTGAACCAGTAAAACAACTTCCTGTCATGGGCGGTAGACCTCTAAATCGTGCACAGGCTCTGGCGAAGATCGCAGAAATCAAAGCTAAGTTCGGACTGAAAGGAGCAAGTGTATGACGGGCAAAGAGGCAATTATTCATTACCTGGGGACGCATAATAGCTTCTGTGCGCCGGACGTTGCCGCGCTAACAGGCGCAACAGTAACCAGCATAAATCAGGCCGCGGCTAAAATGGCACGGGCAGGTCTTCTGGTTATCGAAGGTAAGGTCTGGCGAACGGTGTATTACCGGTTTGCTACCAGGGAAGAACGGGAAGGAAAGATGAGCACGAACCTGATTTTTAAGGAGTGTCGCCAGAGTGCCGCGATGAAACGGGTATTGGCGGTATCTAACAGTAAAAGCCGCCGGGGTATGGGCGGGGGGCATTGAAACACCTTCGGTGGAAACTCCATCGGAAGGCTCTAAATTTTTTGGTTTTGATATGGATAACGAATTCATCAGTGGTTTTGATGTAGGGGCATGGGGAGTATTACTCTGATGGCGAAAAATGACTTTAAAGCGTTTGCAACTGATCGAAATGCCAATGTTATGTCGCAGGAGGAATGGGAAGCGTTGCCTGCGCTTATATCCGGATTTACAGCAGGGAAAGCATCCAGTGCGCAAGTCAATAAGGTTATTCGGCAGGCCAGCTTTATTGCTGCAGCTCTGGCCCAGTTTGTAAGTGATAAAACGCAACGGGATGTGCTTGATAATGGTGATCTGCCCGGTTTTGTTGAATTGCTGGGATCGGGGTTTGCTGTTGAATACCTGAGCCGCAAGAATCCGTTT